CGCTCGCGGCTGGCGGGGCAAAGCTCGATGAGCCGCTGGTACACCACATCCTTGAACGCATACGGCTCGACGCTGTCACTGGCGCACTCAATGGTGACGGCTCTCTGGTCGTTGGCAGCAGAAGAGGAACACCAGGAGCGGTTCTTCTCTTCCACATACATCCCGACCCTTCCGTCTACACCGATGCCGTAGTTAGAACTTGCCTGTCTGGAAGTTGGCAGAAAGATATTGCCCAGCGTTTCCACCGAGCACTGACCCACCACGCAATGGGGCGTGATGCGGTCAATGCTGTGGGTGCGCTGTCCGGAGCGGTTGGGACTGAGTTTGGTGTAGGACACCAGAGGGCTGTTGGTGTAAGCCATGTTATTCATCCTCCTTTTCCGCACGGTCATGAAGCTGCTCCAGCACGGATTTCAGTTTCTCCGGAATGGGCAGCCCCAAGTATGCAGCGTTCTCCAACAGGGACACACCCTCATTCGACAAGTAGAAGAAAATGACGGCGGTACGCATCACCGAGCCGCTGCCGATGACACGAGTGTCGAGAATATGCCCGATGCCGACCAGAGCGAAGATGAGCACCTTTTTGAAAATGCCCTTGAAACCGACTTCGCTGGACAGCTTCTTATCCACCACAGCGCACATGATGCCGGTGATGTAGTCGATGACTACGAAAGCCAGAAGCGCGTAAAGCAAGCCGTCACATCCTCCCAAGAACCAGCCCAGCCAGCCGCCGATACCGGCGAATACTACCTGAATGGTCGTCCAGAATTCTTTCATGTTGTTGTCCTCCTTTGAAATTTGAAAATGAGTATGAAAAAAGGCACTCCGCAGAGCGCCTTGATTCCGAAAAATATTCTTTATGTTACCGTGGTCAGCGGCACCGTGTGCCACGAGGACCACGTGCCGCCGTAGTTTCCTCGGATGTACATCCTTGCGCCGTCATAGACGGTGTACCGCTGCTGAATGAAGTAGCTTTCCGGCAGAAAGACCTCCAGCATACCGATTGTGGTGGTCGGAAAGTGCTTTTCTGTGGAAGCGGAATACGCAAAAAAGTAGCCGGGAGTCTTTACATTGTTGAGGTCGGTGGTCGAGCCGTCCACTCTGCCCATTTTGCCGTGGACATTGACGCCATTCATGTGAATATTGCCGTCCACATCCAGCGTGGCTTGCGGGTCCGGCGTGTTGATGCCGACTTTCTTTTTACGAAGCGCAATGAGCGGAGTCCCTTGCGGAACAGTAAAATACAGATCCAGACTGCTCAAAGAATAGAGCTTGTCTTGTATCTGTAAGTGGAAGTCGTAGGAACTGTTGGCATCCAAATTGCAAAGTTCCAGATTGGCGTAACTGAAAGAGGTTCCGCTTTTTGTCGTGCCGGAATAGATGCTGGTGTAGCTGCCGTAACTGCTCTCACTGGTTTTCTTGTACCGATACCGCACATAAACCACGCTGTTTTTCTGCGTCCCGTCTACGGTCACAGCGGAAATAGAACCGCTGAATTTGAGCTGCATTTCCGCTTCAATGTCGTTGGTTCGTCGGAGCGTCACCGAGGACACCTTCGGCTTTGCGTATGGGATGACCGTAATAGTTTGGGAAACGCTGGCGGTATAACCGCGGGAGTCCGTGACCGTGAGCGTGACCGTTACGCTGCCGGACTTGGCGATTTTTCCAACAGATAAGGCAGAGCCGGTAGTGTTAGAGGATGACAGCCCATTGCAGGAAGCTGTGTAGTTGGAAATACTGGCACCGTTTTTTGCAGTTGCCGTTCCGGGCGTGACCTTGAGGGTCGAGTAGTTCTGAACGAATAGCTGGTCGTTGCCTGTGAGGTTTTTTGTGGTCGTGTAGCTGTCGGCGTAAGTGAAGCCATCCAACGCTGGGCCAGAATTTGCCGCTGTGGTCTGCACCGTAGCAGTCTTGCTTGAGGTGCTGCCGATCTGCGTTGAGCCGCTGAAGGAGGAAACGGCAAAGGTGCCCGTGAAGGACTTCATCGAGGCCATCCAATTGAGCAGCGTGGTTCTCTGTGCTGATGACAGGGTGACCGAGCGGTTTGCCGTACCCTTCGTCCATGCAAGCCCGGTAACGGTCAGGATGGTCGTGTTCCCGCTTTTGATCGCCAGAGAATTGATGTAAGACGGTTCGTACACGGTGACATTGAGGGTGATGGTCACTCTGGCATTGTCTGCGGTCACCGTGCTGACGCTGTTTACCACCGCACCGCCCAATGTTTTCACCGTGGAGCTGCCGGAGGTGCCATAGACTTGGTTATACTGCCGCCGTGCCCGCACCTTCACCGTGTAGTTTGTGTTCGGCGAAAGTGATGACAATGTTACGCTGGCACTGGTGGATGCGGTCGTAGAAAAGGTCGTCCATGTGGAGCCGCCGTTGGTGCTGTACTGCCAGATATCCGCTGTTGAGGTGGAGTTTGCAGAGATTTTAAAGCCGTTTGCGGTGATGCTCGAAGCGGAAAAGGTCACGGTAGGGGCAGCTCGGTCAATGGTGCTCAGCGTCACATTGTAGCTGCCGGAAGGACCGGTGTACTGACCCCACGGGCTGTTAACGCCCCAGTGCCAGTAGATTGGAAGGGTCAGCGTGCCGTTGCTGTTGTGGTACACCGTGACCTGCTTGTCCTCGATCAGCCACTTCGTGCCGCTGCCGCTCTGACCGTTCGTAAAGGTAAAGCAGTTTGAACCGGAGGTAGCCGTGCCGATATAGGAAGTGCCGTTGGTGCCGAAGTCCGACCATGCAATGGAGTATTTTGAGTAGACATACATACCCAGAGCGATGGTGGATGTGTTTGCAATCACATTCTGGGAAATGACCTTCACATAGATGTACAGGTCAGTCGTCCAACTGTTGGAGCCGTAATTCGTTTTTTCGGATTTCACCAGATAGGCGGTGCCGCCCGTCATTGCCATAGCTTTCCCTCCTTAATCCAGAATGACGATATTCAACCCTTCGGACGCCGTCGGCATCGGGACAAACTTCGTTTTGCCCACGGTCAGCTCGCCGTCCACCGTGGTTTTCTTAGTCTGCGTTTCGTCCTTGTTCAGGGTGAAAATCACCTCATCGTTGTAGTAACCGGCGAACTCCGTGTTCGTGATAACCGTCCGCTGGGACGATGCGCTGTTGGATACCTCGATGCCTCGCTTGTCGATCTTAACCTCCTGCGTGTAGATTTCGTTGGGTGCGGGTGTCCACTTTCGGGGGATCGCCCCTTCGGAGATCATGATGTCGGCGAGGTAGATGGACGCATCCCGACAGTAGCAGTAAATGCGCAGCGTAGGGTCGGTCACATCCGTGAGCGTTACGGAGTAATCCGTCCAGTCAAACGCCGTGGACTTATTGAACAGGTACTTGGTTTTGTTCCCGTTGTAGGTCACATAGAAATACCCAGACATGGTCGAGGTTTTCTTTGCCCGAACCGAGATCGTATAAGTGCCGGGAACCACCCCTCGGATGTACTGCGACAACGAGGAGTAAGCCCCCAGCACAAAGCAGGAGTCGGAAATGGTGTTGTTCTGGGTATCGGTGGAGGTATCTGTTTTTACCGTACCGGAGTAGCTCCAATCATCCGTGATGCCGTTCAGCCCGGAAGAGTTCTGCACATAGTTGATGCCGCCGATGTACTGCTCCTGCATGGTGACGGACAGTCCATCCACCGTGTGTTCCAATTCCGAAACACGGCTTTCGGAGTTCAGCACCCGTTCCTCCAGGACGCCCTGGTCGTTGGACACCGTTTCCACGGTTTCGGTGAGGGTCGCCACATAGCTGTTCAGCCCGTCGATGGTCTGCTGAAACTGTGCGTCCTTCTCGGTCAGAATGGAAATGGTGGTGCGGATCGTTTCAATGTCGTTCTGCACCACCCATTCGTTTCCGTCCCATATCTTTGTCTCCGGCGGGGTCACAGAGGTGTCCACCCAGAGCTGCCCCTCATAGGGGTTCTCCGGCGGCGTGTCCGAGGTGACCACATCGCAGAGACTGATAATCGTGAACTGCGCCGATGCGATCATCTCACCACCTCCTTAAAGTGCCACAACGACCATAAAGGTTGCCTTGGTATCCACATCGGCGCTGGACACCGACAGGGTCTTGCCGGTCTTGCTGCCGTTGGTACCCCAAGAGGTATCGACAACACCGTCTTTGTTGTACTTCGTCCATGTGTAACTGCCGTTTCCGGCTGCGTCCACCTCGGAGCCTGCCTGATAGCAGACGGCGGTCAGCACAGTCGTGCCCTGGCCGTTCTTGAACACATCGCCGCCCGTGGAGGTGACGATGATCTGCAGCGGGTCAGAGTTGTCGATGAAGGTCGCCACGTCGAAAAACTTCGTGTTATAAGAAGCCGATGCGGAATCCGTGTCCTGGGCACAGCACTTGAACACGGCGTAGCTGTCCACCGCTGCGGCGTAGACCGTGAGGGTATTGGTGGCTGTGCCGGAGTATTTGTCGGCGGTATCCGAGAGCTTGCGCCAGCCGATGCCGAAGTCTGCATCATAGCCGGTGGAAGAAGTAGCGGTGACGGAAGCGTCCATGACCGCCCACTTGTAGCTGACCTTGGTGGTGTCTACCGTAGAGCCGCGCCACAGCTCGGCCTTGGCGGTCAGACTGGCGACCTCCTCATTCTTGAACACATTTCCGTTGGGCGTGGTGACCAGCAGGTCAACGATGCCGGAGCCGTTGACCACACGGGAGAAGGAAATGGTCAGCGGATGGGTCAGCGACAGGCCGGTGCTTTCGTCCTTGTAGGTGATGACACAGCGGTAGTCGATGCCGGGCAGCTCCGCCATGACATTGGCCTTGACCGTGAGGATGTGGCTCTTGGCACCACTCAGTCCGTAGTTCGTACCTGCGGTAATGGCGGTGTTGCTGTCGCCCACATACCACTTGACCGAGGTGACATTGGCGGTGGCGATCTGGTCGGCGGTGGTGCCGATGACATACAGGCTGGGCGTCAGAACGAGGTTCTTCGTTTTCCAGTCCGGGGTATAACTGCCGTTGTCGGGGTTATACATCTGAGTCTTGGCGAGGTTCGAGCCGATGTACCCCGTCAGTGTCAGTGCGTCATTGTAGTCGATGATGGTAAACTGACCTTGTGCTTTGCTCATGTGAGAAGCCTCCTTTAAAGTTGTTGTATCTGAACCGGACACTGTACCGGCTTCTGTTGTGGGTTCTGCGGTTGCCATAGTGAATTCCTCCGTTATAACAGGCTCTGCCTGGTCGTGGTGTCGATGAGGTCGCAATAAAAAGTGGCGCGGACTTTGACATCCGCACCGGTGATGACCACGGATTTTGCGCCGCCGAAATGCTGTTCATTCCAGACCTTGTCCGCCTCCGTATCCTCCGACACCCTTGTCCAGATAAACTGGTTGGCATCCAGCGTGTCGGTGATGTCCTCGTCCCAGGAGTACACCTTAGCGGAAAGCAGCGTTTTCACATTACCGTTCTTGAAGATGTTCCCGTTGGATGAGATGATGACCAGTCGGAGCATTTTCTGCTCCTCAATGGTGGTAATGCGGTCGCTGACCTCGGTGACCTCTTTGCTGGTGGCATACGCACGGAGTACCACTTCGCCGCTCTCCAAATCCCAATAAGACGAGCCGTCCTGCGACTGGATAACACCTGCCTTGATAATGTTCGCCACCAAAGAGCCGGAAGTGATGAAGTCCGCAACGATCTGCCCGTCTGCCGTGATGGCGGTTTCATAGGGACCGTTGTAGCCGTTATGGGAAAATCCCAAGCCGCCCACATTCCACCGCCAGACATTCACGGCTTCGTCAATGGAGGGAGCGTCCAGAATGAGTAGTTCATAGGGCTGTCCGTTTTCCTCGCTGGTGTGAATGACCACATAGCCGCCGCTCTGGCCGGTGATAAGCCCGGTGGCTTTGCCGATGGCGGTTTGGAGCAGCTTCGGAAAGCGTCCCACCGTGGACTCCACCTTATCAACCGTTGATTGCACCTCGGAAATGGTGGTGATCATGCTGGACTTGCTCTGACCGAGGGAAATGCTCTTGTACCGCTCGGCGAGGGTATTGTACACAGTTTCAATGACCATAGCCGATACGCTGACACCCAGAAGCGAGTGCCGGATGGTGACGGTATCACAGAGATTGACCCGCTCCAAGAGTGCAGAATACTCCGGCTGCTTCCAGAGCGGCTCGAAGGACACCTTCACCGTGGGGATGGTCGCCCCCAGCGGATTGGCTTTGATGTAGCTGTTGGCTTTGGCTCTGAGGGCTTCCTCGGTCACAACTCCGTCAAACTGGTCGGAGAAATCCATGATGAGCGTTTTCTCCCGGACGATCTCCGAGGTCACAATGGGGAGCGTTACCTCTGGCAGCGTGACCACCGTTTCGGTGTCCGAGCCTTCCGGGGTGTACACGGCATATGGGAGCAGTGCGGTATACACACCGCTGTTGTCCTCGTCCTGCTCCATGGCGGTGAGGTTCTTGCCGTATTCAATGACCACTCCGGTCTTCTGCCCACGGTGCGAATGGAACTTCACCGTGAAGTTGTCCCATTCAAACTCACCATACCATTTGGAGAGCATGGAGCCTTCCGTGCCGCCAAGGCAGGCTCTGACGCTTTTCGGCTGCGTGACGGAAAACGCCTTTGCATCCGAGTAATCCGTCCAACCCGTAAAGCGTGTATCTCCGGCAAGTAGCTGCGAGAGAATGCGCTGAGGAGAGCGGCTCTCGGTCGAAAACGGCAGCACCGGCACATTGGTGAGGTCATAGGAGATGTGCTGACCGTAGATGGTGACGATACCGTTGAGCGGCTTCGTGATACGGTAAATGCGGAATGCTTGGTCAGCGGCGGTGTCATTGGGCTTTGCCTTGATGATGCACTCCTTTGTGATTAGCCCGTAGTGCTGACCGCTCACCGGGTATTTGAGCAGACACTCAAACACACCGTTCCGCTCCTCGGTCACTTCACAGGAAATGGTGTCCGTCAGCACTCCAAAACCGAATGAACTGAAATCTGTAGCGTTTGCGGGGTAAAGTACAGGGATCATAGGCAGCACCACCTTGGAATGACCTCAATCCTTGACACATCGCCATTGCAGTTAATGGTGCAAACACCCGGCTTGAGGGCTGGAAATTCCGCTCCTTTGACTGTGTCGTTTTTGAGGGCAGTGCCTTTGAAGCAGTTCATCAGCTCACTGTCGATCTCAATATACTCGTCCAAGTCGGAAATCATCATACCTCGACCTTGGGGCTGTATCATTATTACCACCGTACCGCTGCCATAGAGCTTAATATACGGTCGGCTCTCAAACGCCGTCGGATTGGTAATCGTCAGTTCGGAGGCGTCAGCCGACATCGTTTCCTGTCCCGCAAAACTGTATTTGAAGGGCTTGCAGTTGAAGGTCACGGTAAAGCTGCCGACCTTGTTCAGCTGCTCTTCAATGTCCAGACTGCCGGAGATGACGCCGTAGCGGAAATACTCCGCATCGTAGGAGTCAGTGATTTCGTGGTATCTGTCCGGCTCGGAATAAAGCCAGCCCTTAATGTCCCGCAGGACAGCGGCGAGTGCGGCTATATTCTTCCGAGCGAGGAACACCGTGTAGGTCACCTTGATATTGGCAAAGCGGCGGTTAGGGTTGATGATATCGCCGCTACGACCGGGAATGTAGATGAACTCCGCATCGTACTCCGGTGCGGAGAACACGTCCTTCTTCTCGATATGCAGGCCGAAATCAGCGGAACTGCGGCCGTTGTAGGTAAAATAGTTCATGCGAATACCACTCCTTTCCGCTGGGCGAACTGGTTCGCCGTTTCCATGACTTCGTTGGTGAGCTGACGGATATCCTCGCTGCTGTAATTGTTAAAGGTGGCGATGTTCAGGGCAATGGTGAAAGCGGATGCCGCCTTGCCGACCACACCGTCCACGGCAGAGCGGATCGAGCCGTTCACGTCAAAGTCGGTGGGCAGAGCCGTCTGCATATCGTGAGCGAGGTCGCCCATGACACCGTTGATGTCCTCCGCCATTCCTTCTGCGGCTTTGACCGCTTCATCGCCGTTGTCGTCAATGGAGCCTGCAAGACCCTTGACCAGCATTTCACCGACCCATGCCATCTCCTTCGAGGGCGAGTGGATACCGAAGAAATCGCAGATGCCGTCCCAGATGGAGGAAATCCACCCGGACACCTTATCCCACAGCCACGAGGCAAGCTGGGTAATACCGCTCCACAGTCCCTTGACGATGTTGCCGCCGATCTCCACGATCTTATACATCAGAGAACCAAAGGCTTTCACGATACCCGCAATGATCTGCGGCACCGCCTTGACGATCTCCACGATGATGGTAGGCAGATTTTCAATCAGGGCAACGAACAACTGCACGCCTGCCATGATGATCTTATCGATGTTTCCGACCAGTGCATTGACAATGCCGGAGATGATTTGCGGAATCGCCTGCACGATGGTCGTGATGATCTGCGGCAAAGCCTGTATCAGCGAGATCAGCAGGTCGATGCCCGCTTGGATGATTTGTGGAATGGCGTTAAGCACGGCGGTAATAATGCCGTCTATGATTTTCGGGATAGCTTCCACGATTGCCATTATGATATCCGGCAAGGCAGTCACCAGCGAGGACAGAAGTTGAATGCCCGTTTCAATGATCTGCGGGATGGAGTCCAGCAGAAAGGTAATGATGCCGTTGATGATCTCCGGCAGAGCAGCAATCAGCACGGGCAGTGCGTCCAGAAGGCCTTGCGCCAGTCCCGTGATAAGTTGTAAGGCTGCGTCAAGGAGCATCGGCAGGCTGTCCACCAGCCCTTGCACGATGGTGACGATTGCCTGCACCGCTGCCGGGATGAGCGTGGGCAGTGCATCCGCAATGCCTGTCACAAGTGTAGACACCAGCTGAACCGCAGCCTCAATAAGCAGTGGCAGATTCTCAATCAGCGTGTTCACGATGGTCATGAGCGCGGACACCGCCGCCGGGATAAGCTGCGGAAGCAAAGAAAGCAGCGTTTCCAGCACCTGCGAGAACAGCTCGGTGACTGCTTCCAGCAGTGTGGGCAGCAGTTCACCCACAGCCGTCAGCAGAGCATCCAGCGCCGTGGGCAGCGCCGCCACGATGTTCTCAATAACCGGTGTGATGTTTGCAACCACGGTCTTGAAGGCGTCAACCATGTTGTTGCACAGCAGCTCCATATCAGCGTCCGCATCGCCGAAGCCTACGATGAGGTTCGACACGGCGGATTTCAGCGCATTGACAGAGCCGGAAATGGTGGCTTCCGCTTCCTTGGCGGTCGTACCCGCAATATCCATACTTTCCTGCATGACGTGAATGGCTTCCACCACATCTGCGTAGGAGGAGATGTCGTACTTGACGCCGGATATCTTCTCCGCATCGGCGAGCAGTCGCTCCATTTCCTGCTTTGTGCCGCCGTAGCCCAGTTTGAGGTTATCGAGCATCGTATAGTTCTGCTTGGCGAAACCCTGGTAGGCATTCTGAATGGAGGACATATCCGTACCCATCTTATTGGCGTTGTCGGACATATCCGTAATTGCCATATCCGCATACTTTGCGGCCTTTTCGGTATCGCCGCCAAGAGACTGGATGAGGCTTGCGGAGAAGCCCGTGACCGTCTCCATGTACTCGTTGGCAGAAAGCCCTGCTGTTTTGTATGCGTTGGCGGCATACCGCTGGATCTCCTGCGAGGAGTCCTTGAACAAGGTATCCACACCGCCGACCAACTGCTCGTAGTCTGCATAGGCGGCGATGACCTCTTTGCCGAGCTTCACGGCGGCGGCACCTGCGGCAACGGCCACTGCGCCGAGCGCCACACCTACGGTTTTGAGAACTTTGCCGAAGCCTTCAAACTTACTGCCGGATTCCTCTGCGGCTTTGCCGCCCTCCTTGATGGCTTTCTCGTTCTCGTCCAGCTCACGGTTCATATCGTTGAGGGCGGCTTCGGCATTGTTGAGTTGGATCTGCCAGTTCTGGGTGCGGCGGTCGTTCTCTCCGAAAGAGGTGGCGGCATTCTGCAGAGCCTTGCGAAGAGTGTCGATTTTTGTCGTCTGCTCATCGATCTCTTTTCGCAGCACCTTATTCCGTGCGGCGAGTGCCTCCACGGATTTATCGTTTTTATCGAACTGAGAGGTGGCGAGCTTCATTTCGGAGCCGAGCACCTTGAAGGACTGGTTGATGTCTGCAAGTGCTTTTTTGAACTCCTTTTCGCCCTCAAGACCGATCTTCAGTCCGAAACTGTCTGCCATTCGCCGTCACCTCCTTAAATGCCGTCCGGGATAATATCGTCAATGTAGTGTTCGTGAGCAGGAACAGCTTGCCCGTTATACTGTTTGTGGCACTCCCATAAGTCCAAAAGCAGTCCAAACGGCATCAGCCACACTTCATCCTGGCTGAGATGAAGGTGGGCAAGACCGTAATAAAGAAGCCGGGTAAACAGCTCCGCATCGGAGACTGTTACCCGACTGGTGCGTTTTTTGAGTCTTTCTCGCTTTCCACATTCCGCTTGGTGCCCTTGTAGAGCGCTTCCGTAATGGCGGTTTTGTATCCGGCGAGATCGAGGGGCGTGGTCAGAAGCTCCACCACATCCTCCGTGAGCAGCTCCTTGGGATGCTCTTTATCCTTGAGGTTGTGGACAAGAATACTCTGATTTGCCAGAAGCGTGATCAGCCACACGATCTCGCCGATAGCCATTTCAAAGTTCTCGGACTTCATCAGCTTCTCGCCGAGGTTTTCCAGCCCGCCATAGCGACCGGCGATTTCCTTGGTAGCCTTGGTCGTGAGGAGCAGCGTGTACTCCTCGTCGCCGATGGTGATGACTGCGGTTCTTTCGTTATCCATTGTGCGTTACCTCCGTTAACCCTGTTTTTCGGGTGTCGTGGTATAGGTCGGCTCATAGACTTCCTTATACCAGTTCGTGATAGTCGCAGCGGTCACATCGCCCTCCAGTGCCTCCGCTTTCCACGGGTGCTTGCCGCCTGCGTCTGCCTTGTTGCGGCGCAGAATGGTGCCTTCAATGGTCGGCGTGGAAAAGGTAATGCTGTCGCCCTTGGTGGCAAGGTTCGTCGCCGGAATACCGAATTTCACGCGGTACAGCCAGTAATACTTGTACTTGCCGTTGGACTTCTTGGCACGAAAGCCCACCGCAACAGGGTCGCCGCCGTCCTCGGATGCGGAAATCAGTACCTTGTTTTTGTCGATGGTTGCACCCGTGAGGTCGGATGCCGCCGCAGAGCCGATATCATCAATGCCAAGGGAGAGTGTGCCGGATTTGAATTCCTTCACGATCTCCGAAGCACCGTCGTCGGCATAGAGCGTTGCCTCCGCCAGTTCCACCGAAAGGTCAGCGGAGATAGCTTTGGCAAGCTGGGACGGCGTACCGTAGGTTTCCTCACCGGCGTCGTTCTCGGTGATTTTTGCGTAATACAGTCTGTCAAGACCGATCGTTGCCATGATTCATTCCTCCAGTTCGTAGATTTGCGCCACATCAATGGCGTAGTGATGGTAGCCGGTTTCGGCCTCAAAGCCGATATACCGGCGATCGGTAATATAAAAGTCCGCACCAAGCAAGGCGCGGACAAGTGAATTTTTCAGCTTGGTATAGCTGCCCTTTGTGAAAAGGGACAGCCGTGCCTCCTGCGTTTCGCAGCCGGGAGCGTTGTCGGCGTGAAGCTCGAAGTTGTCCGACAGCGGCGTGATGACCAGATAGGTGTCCGGTGCTTTGCCGGAAAACACACCCGTTTCCACAGACACGCCGCAGCTTTCGGCGAGGTTTTGCAAATCGGATAACAGGCTCACAGCTTTTCCACCTCCTCATCCAGTGCCTTGGTCATGGCATCGATGCATTCCTGCCGGGATGCGGTTTTCGCAGGTTTCAGAAACGGCTTTGCGGGCTGCCCGTGCTTGCCGTATTCGAGAATGTTGGCAAGTTTGGCATTGCTGCCGCCGTCCGAGCGAGGCTCGGCAAAACCGACCTTGATGTCGTGGTTGCCGTCCCGGTTCAGCTTGGAGGGAGAAAGGCCGAGTGCGCCTTCCAGTTCGCCCGTGGTGCGGGATTTGAACTTTGTCCCTCTGCCGATAACGGAGGAAAGATTGCTTTTGACCTTCTTCAGCACCACCTCGCCACCGGCCTGCAGGACGGTATCCGCCACACTGTCAAAGTTGCTGCCGAGCTTGGATATCTTCAGAAGGAAATCCTCCGGCATTTTCATTTCAGCTTTTGCCAACGGTCGGCACCTCCTTTTTTGCCAGTACCTCAATGTACATTCCACGGCCCTTTACATCCTCCACGGACACAATGTCGTAGCGGCAATCATCGCAGATGAGAAACTGGTCGGTAGTGACCGTCAGCCCAGGAATACACCGAAAGCGGAAGAGGTCGGTCGCCTCACTGAATGCAGCGAGGTTCGCCCAACGCTGACTGCCATGCCGACCTTCCCGGTATACACGGACGGAAGCGAGGACTTCATCCTCGGAATGTGTAAAGCCCTCGCTGTCCTTGACTTGGCGGGTTTCCACGATGTCGGCGAAGCCGTTCATCTTTCCGAAACTCATACCTGCCACCGCCTATCCAAGCGGAGCAGCAGATTGATCGTGTTCCACACCTGCTGTGCCGCTCCGGTGTTATCCGCAAAGAAGCCGCCCGTGCTGCCGTCCCGGCTTTCATAGAAGTGGGACGACAGCATGATGACGGCTTGCTCTGTGGTGGCTGGCATGGGATTCTCCTTATAGAACCCCTCCGGGATGTGTTGGTAGCTTTCGGCGTAAGAAACAGCGGCGGTGATGTAGCTTTTCAGCAGGGCATCATCCGCCGTATGTTCCAGGATAAGGTTGGCTTTTACTTTGGAAAGAAGCTCGTCCATCACCGCCGCCTCCTTCCTTATTCGGTTTTCAGCTTGAGGATCTGAACGGCTTCGGGGAGAATAAGTTTGCCGTCCACACGCTCCTTGGCAACGAAACCGATCATACCGTTGCCTGCGAACAACTCGTTGAGCTGCTTGAAGGAACGGGTGCCGCGGTCGCCGATGTTGTAATAGCTGTAATCGCCGAAAGCGATAGCATTCTCCGGCGCATACGCAGAGGTGTGAACCGTGTAGCCGAGAATGCGGTCCGGTTCGCCTGCCTGGTAGGAAGGCTGCCAGATGTATGCACCGTTGTTGTCCTTCAGCTTGCGGATCTGCGCGATAGTCTTGTCGTTCATGATGAAAGAGGCAGACTTGCGGTAGGGACGCTTCAGTGCATGGATGAGTGTGATGAGATCATCACTCTTGAGTGCCGCAGTCAGCGTTTCTGCCACATGACCGCCGCCAGTCTCCGCAAACAGACCGAGGGGCTGACCGACACCGGTGCCGTTGAGGAATGCGTCCTCCTCGGCATTGGCGAGTGCCTTGCCAAACTCGGTAAGAATGTAATCCTCCAGCTTGAACGCATTGTCGTAGAGCAGTTCCTCGGTCACCTTGATAGCGACATGGAGCTTGTGCGCGTCCAGAAGGATCTGTGCAAAGGTTGCGTCACCGAAAGAGAGTGCGCCGCCTTCCTCAATCCACGCAGCGGCAGGCGCAGTCGCTGCAATGTTGATTTTATGCTCACCGGATGTGGTGATGGTGTGACCGAGCTTTCGCATGATGTTTTCCTCGGAAAGCGTCTGAATAAGGCGGGAATCATACTCCTCGGGTACGAGGTAGCCGCCGTCAGCGTCAACACCCTCGCGAAGGACATCGCTCACCTGGTGGAAGTTGCTGCGAAGGGCGGTAAGCATTCCGGTGCGGTAGGCATCGGAAGCACGACCGGTCTTGGGCTTCTCATCAGCGGTGGACTTGCCGTTCATGGGCTTCTCGGTGATGGGAGAGGAAGTGGGTCTGTTCAGCTGTGCCTCCATTGCGGACATGGCTTCCATGCGCTCAATCTCGGCACTGTAGTCCTGTACCTTCTTTTCCATCTGAGCATAGGTCTTGGCATCCTCTTCGGACAGCAGACCGTCCTTGTCGCGCTTGGTTTCAACAAATGCCTTTGCGGCGTTCCAAGCCTGGTTGCGCTTTTCACGCAGTTCGTTGATAGTCATATTGAATTACCTCCAGTTTTTAATGAGATTGAGCCGATCCATAAGGTCATCGGCTTTTTGTGTACGGTTGGATTTTGGGGTGATGGCGCACTTTGCAGCAATCTTCTCCATGAGAGAGTTCACCACATTCGCCTTGGAATACAGCATGGAAACGGTGGGTGCGGCTATGTCCTCAGTCTCATCGGCGCGGCTCATGATCCCGTCCGCAAAGCCGAGTTCCACAGCCTTGTTTGCGTCCATCCAAGTTTCGGCATCCATGAGGTGCGAGAGCTTGGCACGGGAAAGCCCCGTCTTGATCTCATAGGCGTTGATAATGGAATCCTTGACGCTACCGAGCATTTTGATAGCTTTCTGCATCTCGTCCGAATTGCCGAATGCCGCTGTCATGGGGTTGTGGATCATAAGCATGGACACCGGGGACACCAGCACCTTCGTGCCTGCCATAGCGATGACGGATGCTGCGGATGCCGCAATGCCATCGATTTTCACGGTCACATCACCCTTGTAGTCCATGAGCATATTGTAGATTTGAGCCGCCGCCACGCAGTCACCACCGGGACTGTTGATCCACACGGTGATGTTGCCACTGCCAGACATGAGCTCGTCCTTGAAAAGCTGCGGGGTGACATCATCGTCAAACCAGCTTTCCTCGGCGATGGTCCCGTTCAGAAACAGCGTCCTCTCCTGAACCTGCTCCTGTGTCTCCTGATTGGTCACCGTTCGGGTCTTCCAATTCCAGAATTTCTTCATCGGATTTTTCCTCCTTTCCGTCATCGGTAGGTGTATTTGCAAAAGCCCCGGCATTTTTCAGCGGGAGCATATTGCCGTTAATGAGGTACAAATCGCCGCCATCCTCTGCCGGGATACGGTCGAGGTTTTCAAGCTCCCGGATGTCGTTGGCGGACATCCAGCCGTTCTGCCGCCCGATGGCGTACCCGTTCATGCGGCTCTGATAGTCGCCGCGAAGCAGACCTTCCACATTGAATTTTGCAAAGTACTTCTTCTTTTCCTCGGAGTTCAGCAGGGAGCGTTGAATGGACTGCTCCCAACGGATGACCCAGGGGTCAAGGGTGTATTTCACGAACTCCAGGGACTGCTGCTCAATATTAGAAAAGCTCGACTTTTCCAGGTCGCCCACCATGTGGGGCGGGACTCGGAAAATTCGAGCGATCTCATTGATTTGGAATTTGCGTGTTTCGAGGAACTGCGCCTGCTCCGGCGAGATACCGATGGGTGTGTATTTCATGCCTTCCTCCAGCACAGCGATTTTGTTCGCATTGCCGCTGCCGCCGAAGGTAGACTGCCAGCTCTCCCGCACACGCTGCGGGTCTTTGATCGTGCCGGGGTGTTCCAGCACACCGCCCGGTGCAGCACCGTTGGCGAAGAATTTCGCGCCATACTCCTCACAGGCGATAGCCATGCCGATGGCGTTTTTCGCCATTGCAATGGGACTGTAACCGACCAGCCCGTCAAAGCCGAGTCCGGGGATATGCAGCACATCCGAGGGCTGAAGCGTTACGGCGAACTCCTTGTTCTTGATAGCCTCGTCTGTGCCACGGTAATAGGTGTAGTACAGGCGACCATCCTCGTCTCTGTCCACCGACATCTTGTTCGGCATCAAAGGGTACAGGGCAACGATCTCGTTCTTTCCGTTTCGGATGATCTGCGCATAGGCATTACCCCAGAGGAGCAGATGTGTCATGAGTGTTTCCCGGAACACGAAAGAACTCATCTCCGGGTTCGGCTCATCGTGGAGCAAGCGGTAGAGCGGATGGTCGAGCGCCATTGCCTTGCCGCCGCTGTCCGTGTATTTGTATAGGTGCAGCGGCAGCCCCGCGACAGCCTCCGATAGAATTCGAACGCAGGAATACACGGCGGTCATCTGCATGGCGGAGCGTTCCGTCACCGCTTTACCGGAAGTAGTACCGCCGAAGAAAAAGGCGTAGTTGCTGCCCGTCGTGCGGTTTTGAGGCTTGTCCCTGGATTTGAACAGCCCTGAAAAGATACCCATAGTAAAACTCCCTTCATATAAACAAAATGCCTCGGTTATCATAAACCGAAGCACCATTATCGTTGCCGCAGCGGATAGCGCGGTCAAGTGCCATAATCGTTGCCACAGCACCATCGATTTTCTCTGTGGATTTCTCTTTGTCCGGCTTGATGTTTCCGGCAGGGTCGGTGCGGATGAAAATGTTGTCCATCATCCAGCGGAGGACAGGATGCCCGCCGTGGGCAATGCGCTGTTCCAGCACCAGTTTCATCAGCTCCTTGGTGGGCGGGGACATATCCTTGAAGCCCTGTCCGAAAGGAACGACCGTGAAGCCCATGCCCTCAAGGTTCTGCACCATCTGCACAGCGCCCCAACGGTCAAAAGCGATTTCTCGAATATTGAAACGCTCACCCAGGCTTTCGATGAACTTCTCGATGTAGCCGTAGTGAACGACATTGCCTTCCGTGGTCTGCAAAAAGCCCTGCCGCTCCCACACATCGTATGGCACATGGTCGCGCCGGACTCGGAGTTCCAGGTTGTCCTCCGGTATCCAGAAGTACGGCAGGATGATGTACTTGTCATTCTCATCTTCCGGTGGGAACACCAGGACGAATGCCGTAATATCCGTAGTGGAGGATAAGTCCAAACCGCCGTAGCAGACACGGCCTTCCAGATCGTCCTCGCTGACGGCGAACTCGCATTTGTCCCACTTGTCCATCGGCATCCAGCGCACTGCTTGTTTGACCCATTGGTTGAGTCTTAACTGTCGGAAGGAGTTCTCCTCGCCGGGGTTCTGCTTGGCAGACTCGCAGGCGTCCTTGACCTTGTCGATGCCGACCGTGATGCCGAGGGAGGGATTGGCCTTCTTCCAGACCTTCGGGTCCGTCCAATCATCTGATTCTTCCGCACCGTAGATAACGGGATAGAAGGTGTGGTCGATTTTGCGCCCCTCGATGATGTCCGTGGCCTTCTGGTGGATCTCATAACAGATGGACTTCGTATCGTTGCCGGCCGTGGTGATGAGGAAATACAGCGGCTGCATACGAGCGTCGCCGGAGCCTTTCGTCATAACATCAAAGAGCTTGCGGTTCGGCTGGGTGTGCAGCTCGTCAAACACCACGCCGTGGGTGTTGAAACCGTGCTTATTACCGACATCGGCGGAAAGCACCTGGTAGATACTACCCGTTGGCTGATAAATGAGCCGCTTCTGGGAATCCAGTATCTTGACCCGCTTGGAGAGCGCAGGACACATCCGCACCATGTCAGCCGCCACATTGAAAACGATGGATGCTTGCTGACGGTCGGCGGCACAGCCGTAGACCTCGGCGCGTTCCTCTCCGTCACCGCAGGTGAGCAGAAGCGCCACGGCAGCGGCAAGTTCCGATTTGCCTTGCTTCTTGGGGATCTCGATGTAGGCGGTGTTGAACTGCCGATAGCCGTTGGGCTTGAGGACACCGAAAATGTCCCGGATGATCTGCTCCTGCCAGTCAATCAGCTCAAAGGGCTTTCTCGCCCAGGTGCCCTTGGTATGGCAGAGGCTCTCGATGAACATCACGGCATAATCCGCTGCGTCCACATCGTAGCGGGAGGTTTTCTCCATGAACCTTGTCGGCTTGTAGTTTTTCAGCTTTCGCAATTTCTCACCCCCTTCGGCAGAGCAATAAAAATAGCCGCCACCGAAATCGGTGCGACCTTCCGTACAACGAGCAGCAGCCCCTTTCGGAGCCGTTGCTTTGAAATTTCGGTTTTTTACCAGTTCTCGCTGTGGAGCAGAAGCTCCAGCGCAAGCTGCGTGTTCTCATCGGTGGGCTCAATGTCCCAGCCTCTGTCGTAGTTGCAGACAATGTATCCGTCCCGCTTGAACATTAGCTTGGAAATGCGTCCGCCGTCGATGCCCCACTCAGAACCTTTGTCGTACTGCTTCATCCAGTAGTGAAAAACCTCGCCGTTTACCTTGATGCTGCTTTCTTTCCACATAACCGTGTACCTCCGTTTGTTTTGTTGTGAGTGTATATTACCGTCATGTCCGGGATATATCCAGTCATTTCGGAGAATATACTACACAATCATTCGGAGTAAAAACTGTGTATATTACAGCGTTATTCCGGCTGGCGGCAGCGGTGAATGGAGGCGATGATCTGCTCCTGCTCCTCCGGTTTTACGCCGATGGAATCGAGCGCCTCCCGTGCGCCACAATCCGGGCAGATGAGTGTTTCGTTGTCGAGCCTTGAAAGAGCTGGATGCTCCCGGTAGGCTTGCCCGCACCTGGGACAGACTGATATTCGGATGATTTTATTTTCCCTCATGATGTTCCTCCCCACATTTGAGATAAGCGTCTATCAGCACAAGCCGGTCAAAGCCAAAATCGTCGTAGCCCTGGATGCAGGTCTGCATATAAGGAATGGACGGAATGCCGATGGGCCTGTCCTCATGCATGATGTACACGAATACCCGTCGCTTACGGATTTTGCCCGTGCGGATACCCTGGATCGGTAGGGTCAACTCCTTCTTGTAATAGAAGTTCGGGAAGCCCTCGTAACGGTCCAGGGCTTTTTCATCCTCTGCGGTGACTTCCCATACAGCAACAGGAACTGAGATGCCGGACTTCTTTTCCACCGTAAGGTAAGAGCCTGTTTTGCTGCCCTTGAAAAGCAGTTCGTAATCCTTGAGAACCGATGTGCCGATGATCCGTGCCGACGGGCAGCGCATCCGCATCTGACGGACGTTGAGGTTGCTGCCATAAGCGATGTAATAGCGTTTTTCCATAAAAAATACTCCTTTCCGAAGTTGCCTTCTACCACCGAAAGCCCGCCATCAGCGGGTTCGGGGGCCTCTGGGCTGCGTCCTTCAAGCGGCTGCTCTGCCGCTGCGGAAGGCTGCATCCCCATCCAGGCGCTTCGTGAGGAGCTCTCTTGCGGTCTTGAACTCGTCGCCAATAAAGCCGAGGCGAAGGAGCCAAGTGCGCATTGCGTATTTGGGGTTCTCGTTCTGCTGGGGCTTGGGGCTTGCGGTTCTGACCGTCTTTGCCATCTGGCTCAGGGCGAGGCACAGCTGAATGTAACTCTTGAGCTGGCCAGCGTGGAGTCCGTTCTGCTTGCCGTCTGCCGGAGCATCGAACTGGAAGAGCCGGAACTCGACCGTTCCCTTGGTGAAGGTGGCGTGGAGGTTCAGCATATGGTAGCGGCTGTCGTTGTAGTGCTGGCTTCTGCCGTAGTCGGCGTTCTGGCTGCCGTACCAAATATCAGCCAAGGCTGCCATGGTGGTGGGTTTTCTGTTGTTCAGCCGTTCCAGGAATCTGGGGTCAACCGTGCGGCAGTAGCGGCTGATGCGGCCTCTGTCGAGGTTCAGTGCGCTTGCCAGGAGGTCTTCGTGGCTTGCCATGATGTTTGCGAGGTTTCGGAGCGTTTGGGGCGTGTGCCCCTTGGCGCCGATGTGGATGTGAACACCGCAGCCTCTGGTGGCATCGCTTTTTGCTCCGGCTTTGCGGAGGCGGCGAACCAGCTCCTGCAAGGTATCCATGTCAACGTAGGTGAGGATCGGCGTGACCATCTCGCATTTCTCGCTGTCCGGGCCCGCGATGCTGACGTCCTTCTGGAATTTCCACTCGCGTCCGCTCTCATCCCAAGCAGACCAAGTGCAGTAGCCGTTGCGGCAAGCGGTGTTCTCGTACCGCCCGGTACCGAAGAAGGTGGCTGCCAGCCTTGCGGCCTTCTCTCTGGTGATGCTGTTCATTTCGACCTCGACCCCGATGGTCTGCTTCTTCATTTCGGCTACCTGGTTTTCTGTTCTCTGGCTCATGTTTGTGACCTCCGTTTTGGTTTGTTTTCCCTTTCGGTAGTCACATATTACCTCTGAAAGCACACTATATCCAGTTAATTATGAGCCATAAACCACACAATCTTGTGGCCAGCAAACTGTGTATATTACAGCAGTTTACGGCAAATATCCTCCCCGTAAGCCACGCTCAGACCGCAGCCGTTATCCCAGGCAACCATGATGCTGCCGATGTCATCCACACCTCGCACGGTGCCTTTCGTGCCGACAGGCGGTGCCTGTGGGTCATCCATCTGAACAAGCTCCACACGGGTGCCGACCGGGTATTCCTTACGGATACGCTCGACCGTCTCTTTACTCGGAAATCTCATGCTGCGCACCTCCGTTTCTGAAAGCCGAAGAGCCGGAGAGGTTTTTTAGCAGTATTTTTCGAGCAGTCTTATATTCCGCGCCGATGAAGCCGAGCCGCAGGAGAAAGCAGCGAAATGCATATTTCTCATTGTCCGTGGGTTTCTCGGCGGCGCTGACCCGCTTCTGATTCCGTGCCATTTCACACAGCTTGCAGATGAAGGTGTCATAGGCTTTCAGCTCCTCCGGCGTAGGTGTTGCTGGAAACCAGTGAAACGAAACCTTCGTGTCCGTGATTTCCAGTGGCAGGTCATTCACGCCGAGGGCTTTCTTGATAAGGCTGCCCTTAGCAGCGATGAGCGCCTTGAGGTTTTCCAGGTTGCTGTCGGTGAACAGGCTCCTCGGCATGGAAATGCAGACGGCGCAAGGCTCTTCCACGTCATCAGTGTGGCTCTGGTCGATGTCAAAGCCCTCATCGTAGATGTGCTGAAGAAGTCGCTCGATGACCTCGCTGTCGGTGCTGTCATCAAAGGACAAGCTGCCGTTTCGGTCAATGGTGAAGTAATCCACCTCATAGTTGAATGTGGGCGCACCGCAGTACTTTGCGGGGGCACCGAGCCAGTCGGAGATGGTCTTAACCAGCCGTTTGCGCTGCGCTCCCTGGGCATGGATTGTAATCGTCATTTTCGTGACCTCCTTGATTTTTGGTAGTCACATATTCGCTCTGAACGCTCTGAATAGCAAGGCTCAGATGAAGAGAATGATGTAGATTTATTCGTCGCCGGACTGTGCATACCACACAATGCTGTACGCGTCATTCGTCATGGGGTGCTACCTCGCTATACTTGTATTCCTTGCTGTCACGCAAAACGCTCACCTTCTCATCCGTGCCGACCTGCTCGATGTATCTGCGGACAATGACATCGCAGAACTTTTCGTCCAGCTCGATGGTGCAGCAGATGCGGTCGGTCTGCTCACAGGCAATGAGCGTCGAACCGGAGCCGCCGAAGGGGTCGAGCACCACGGAGTTTGCCATAGAGCTGTTCTGAATGGGATAAGCCAGAAGCGGGATCGGCTTCATGGTAGGATGGTCGCCGTTTTTCTTGGGCTTGTCGAACTCCCAGATGGTGGACTCTTTGCGCCCAGTGTACCACTGGTGCTTGCCTGTCTTCTTCCAGCCGAAGAGGCACGGCTCGTGCTGCCACTGGTACGGGGAGCGTCCCAGCACGAGGGACTGCTTCTTCCAGATACAGCAGCCGGAGAGATAGAACCCAGCAGCGTCAAAAGCCTTTCGGAAGTTCAGCCCCTCAGTGTCGGCGTGGAACACATAGATGGAGGCATCGTCCGCCATGACCTTCTCCATATTGGAAAAGGCATCGAAGAGGAAGTCCAAAAACTTCTCCGATGCCATGTTGTCGTTCTTGATTTTTCCGGCGCTTCCCTCGTAGTCCACATTGTAGGGCGGGTCGGTGATGACGAGGTTTGCTTTGCGGCCGTCCATGAGAGCGGTGTAGGTTTCCTCCTTGGTACTGTCGCCGCAGATGAGCCGATGCCGCCCCAGCGTCCAGATGTCGCCGGGCTTCGTGAAGGTAGGCTTTTGCAGCTCGGCATCCACATCAAAATTATCCTCTTCGGCTTCAATGCCATCGTCAAAGAGCTTCGACAGCTCCTTTTCGTCAAAGCCGGTGAGAAGCGGGTCAAAATCTGCCGCCTGCAAAGACTCAATCTCCACACGCAGAAGTTCTTCATCCCAGCCCGCATCCATCGCCATGCGGTTGTCGGCAATAATGTAAGCTTTCTTCTGGGCTTCGGTGAGGTGGTCGGCAAAGACGCACGGCACCTCGGTGATGCCTTCCTCCTTGGCGGCAAGAATACGACCGTGACCGGCAATCACGCCATAGTCACGGTCAATGATAACGGGATTGATGAAGCCGAACTCACGGAGCGATGAGCGGAGCTTATTGATCTGCTCCGGGCTGTGTGTCCGGGCGTTGTTCACATAGGGAACGAGTTTCGTAACAGGAACAAGCTTCATTTCGGTAGTCGTTTTCATTACACAAGCCCCCATTCCGCAAACTTCTCGAAGCCACCAAGGTCGGAAATGTATTTCCGGGCGATCTCCACGATTTCAGCATAGGGTCTGCCGTCCACGGTATCGTCCCCGATGGCGCAGCAGAGCGTTACGGGCTTGCCGGTTTCCTGGGCTTTGAGAAAAGCATAGATGTTGACAGACACATCTGCCTTGGACAGATCCTTGCCGTGCAGACCGCCGCCCGTCACCGAGTCAGCCATATCCGAGCCGAGCTTGCGGTTGGTTGCGCCGGTGTCAACATCGGTGCCGCCCGTCCAGTCGCCGAGCGGGTTGATCTCCGCATCGGGATAAATCTCGCGCAGATGCTGTGTCTCGGCATTGCTCTGACAGAGAATGAGCCGGTCACCGTCCAGAATGTACTTCCCATCATAGGGATACACGGCGAAAATGTCCCGTGCAATCTTCGACAGCTTTTTCTGCTCCTCGGTCACGGGCATTCCTTTGAAGATGCCGTTGTCACCGCAGCGGACACCGTCTGCCTGGTTGTCGGCGAGGTGACCGTCCTGCGGCACTTCCACATAGTCCACAGCGAGGTTTCCAGCAATGCGGTGAACGGCAGCGGTGATTTCCTCTATCGGAATACTCACCGAAGCCTCCGCAATGATGTGGCACACACCGTGACCGATGAGGACTTCCACGGCAATGCGGGGATTTCCTGCTTTTTTGTATGCCAGATCAACGAGCGCACCGGCAATTCTGTCTGCCACCTTATCCGGGTGGCACGGATTTACTTTTTCAAACATGGTGTTACCCCTTTCTCGCACGGAGCAGGCGTTCCATAAGGTCGTCCTGCGGCGTAGACTCGCCGTATTCCGTGCTGCAGTTTTCTTTCACGATCTGGAATATCTCATTCCAGAGCCGAACCGCCTGGTTCATGTAGTTGATACCGATATTGATAAACGGGGACGGGATCGGCTTTCCCGTGGTGGGGTGCTTGGAGAGGAAACCCATGCGGTTGGTCATTTCCTCGCACTGCACCCAACGAGCGGAACACATGGCGTAGCGCTCCAAGAGTTGCGGCGACACCTTTGCGGCACAGCCGATGCCTTTGAGCCACTGCCAGGTTTCTGTGTAGATTTCCTGCGCCTGCAGGACGCTGCCGTCGCGCTGCTCGGCGGAAAGAAAATCATGGGGCCTTGGCATTTCAACACCCTCGACTTCGGGAATATCCAGCACTTCAAGTTTTCTGCCGCCGGGATTCCCGTTTTCGGCTTTGTCCTTGACTGCGGATTTCTTCCTTCCCGCACCGGGTCTTGCGCCGCCGCGTCCGCCTGTGTTATTCGATTTTGTGGGCATCCGAGTTCACCTCCCTTAATTACCCTTTTGATTTCGCCTTTTTCGCACACGTGACCCCGGGCCGTTGCCCGACCGAAAAGGTCCCGGAGATTTTCATCCCCCTACCGGTCGCCGAGGTCGTGGTGGATCTTGGTGTGGCAGGACTGACAGAGGCTCATCAGGTTGTCCCTTGCGTGAGTGCCGCCTTTGGAAACGGGCAGGATGTGGTGAACTTCCTGTACCGGAGTCAGCCGACCTTCCTTGAGGCACATCTCACAGAGGGGATGCTCCGCCGCATAGCGGTCACGGATGCGTTTCCATGCTCTGCCGTACTTGCGGTTAACATCGGAGCTGCGCTCGTATTTGTCGTACCTGCGGCGTTCCTCTACACGGTGCTGTTCACAAAACTGTCCTTCACAGAGGTTGGGGCAGCCGGGATGAGAGCAGGGTCTGAGTGGTCGCTTGGGCATTTGCTCACCTCCTTCGGGCATAAGAAAAGCCCCACGGGATTGCTCCCATGAGGCTGTCCTCGATTCTTTTTCGCTGATTATATCATATCATAATGTCGAGGTGGGCATCTACCGACAAAGGCGGGTATTTCCGGCGTCTTTCAGATCCGAATCGGGTCGGTGGGTACAACCACCGCCGAAAGCGCTGCCTTGTGCCATCTGCGAATGGTGCTTTCGTCTGCGTTCAACTCTCCGCCGATCTGCTCCCAGGTCATGTTGTGGATGTAGCGGTAGCGGAGAACCATGCGCTCGTTGACATTGGCAACGGTGTCCACAGTCGTGCGGATCTGCCGTTTCAAGTCAACGAGGGTGTCAATCTCACTGTTGACCACTTTTTCAAGGTCCATGATCTTTTCCAGGCACCGCACGAAGGGCGCATCCGTGTTGCGAGAGGTCTGCACTTTTTCCTCCCAGGACGGCGAGGAGATACCGCAGGCCATTTCCCGCAGGCGGGTGATCTCCGCAATGTTGGAATCGATACGCTGGTCGAGGCGGTATGCCTGACTGAGATATTCCTTTGCCGTCATACGCCGTACACCTCCCGGTGGAGTTTTTCGATCAGCACCTCACCGTCCAGAGAAGTAAGCGTCTGAAACCAGCTGGAGCGGAAAAACCGCTCACAATCCTTTCTGACGGATTCGGCATCCTTGTCCCAGGGGTATTTCTTCAAACGGCGCAGCGCACGGCGATGGTCTTTCGCTGCCGCCCGAATAATAGCGTTTGCGAGGTTCGTATAACAGGTTTCCATTCTCATCCCTCCAAGTTGGCCTTGACCGCATCGATGAGTGCGGTCTGGGTCTTTCCTTTTTTACGGAGCGCAGTCATGATGCGCTCGTCGATGGTGTCTTTGGCAATAATGTGGTGAATGACCACGGTATCGGCGGTCTGCCCCTGTCGCCACAGTCGGGCGTTGGTCTGCTGGTAAAGCTCCAGCGACCAGGTCAGCCCAAACCAGACGAGGGTCGAGCCGCCTGCCTGCAGGTTCAGCCCATGACCGGCAGAAGCCGGGTGGATGAGTGCCACGGGCAGCTCACCGCTGTTCCATCTGCGGATGCTGTCGGAATCGTCCAGCAGACTGAACGGGATGTGTCGTTTGTGGAGCCGCTCGGAGATGCGCTCCAGGTCGTGCTTGAACCAGTACGCCACAAGGACGGGTTTCCCATTTGCGGCTTCGATGAGATCCTCCAGCATATCCAGCTTGCGGTCGTGTATCTGAAACACACGCTTGTCCTCTCCGTAGACTGCTCCGTTTGCCATCTGGGAGAGCTTATTCGCAAGTGCTGCGGCGTTCCCGGCATCGATTTCTTCGCCTTTCAGCGAGATAACCAGGTCTTGTTTCATGGCATCGTAGGCTTTGCGCTCTGTTTCGGATAGCGTCACAATGGCGTCATTATGAACGCACTCCGGCATATCCAAATGGTCGACGGCTTTCATGGAGATGGTGATGTCGGAGATGGCATCGTAGATCTGTTCCTCCGCACCGGGCAGCGGCTTGTAGCTGAACACCACCTGTCCGTTGCGCTTGTCCGGGCGGAAGAAGGTGTTGCGGTAATGGGTGATGAACCGACCGAGCCGCTTGCCCATATCAAGGATGCGAAACTCCGCCCACAGATCCATAAGACCGTTGCTGCTTGGCGTGCCGGTCAGGCCCACGATGCGCTTGATGCCGGGACGGACTTTCAGAAGAGTTCTGAACCGCTTTGCCTGATAGCTCTTGAAGGAGGACAGCTCATCGATGACCACCATGTCGTAGTCGAAAGGGATGCCGCTCTCCTCAATGAGCCACTGGACATTCTCCCGGTTGATGATGTACACGCTGACCCGCTGCCGGAGTGCCGCCTTGCGCTCTGCTTCTGTACCGACAGCCACCGAGTAGGTCAGCCCATGCAGATGATCCCACTTGTGGATTTCCGCAGGCCATGTATCTCTGGCGACACGCAGCGGAGCGATGACCAGCACCTTGCGAACCAGAAAACTGTCGAGGCAAAGGTCGAAGATGGCGGAAAGCGTGATGATGCTCTTACCAAGACCCATGTCGAGGAATACAGCGGAGATTGGATGCTCCAGGATGAAGTTCGTGGCATACGCCTGGTAGTCATGCGCCTTGTATTTCACTGAGTATCCCTCCAATCTGTTCGGGGCTATCGATGCAGTACACCGAAAAGCCGAGTGCTTCTAACTGCCTTTTTCGCCTTACTTGCAGAGGGCGGAGTGTTTTGCCCGGTGCTTTCAACTCAATGAAGGCGATTCTGCCGCCGGGCAGGAGTACCAGACGGTCCGGTACTCCATCAAGGCCGGGGCTTGTAAACTTCGGTGCAAGACCGCCTTTTGTGCGTACAGCCTGCACCAGCTTTGCTTCTATCGTTTTCTCACGCATAATGACCTCCTGTGTTCTCAAAACTCGAAAAGTCCTTTACGTGCGCAAATGCGGGTATTGCGTGCTTGTTGCTCTTTATTCCTTCTTCTTTCGATATATAAGAAAGGTTAGGAACACAGGAACAAGACCGCCTGTTTTCTTTGGTACTTATGGGGCCGCCGCCGTTCCCATGGGGTGTTCCCATAAATGTGCCGAGCGGATATGCTTCTCCCCGGAACCTGTTCCGAAGGATGTCGGGTACAGTCATTTTCATTAGGAACACTCCTTGGGAACAAAGACATACTGCGGACCGTAAAGCGGGATACGCACCTTGCTGTCCAGCCGCTTCCAGCCAAGACGGGCAAGGATGGCGGTCAGCTCGTTGCTGTCCGTTCTGCGGATATTGGCACGTTCCTTGCCGAAGCACTCGCACCAAATCTCCATGTTGGACACCTGGGTGCGCTTGACCGTACCATGCTTTTGGGTATCGCCGAAGTCGCTGCCTGTGAGGAAGTTGCGGCGCTCGAAGATGTCCATGCCGTCCCAATCCTCCGGGAGCAGCGTGTCGAGATACAGCCGGACAAGCCCTTCACGCTCGTCGGACTCCATCGCCTCCCGCTGTTCAGCCTTGGACAGTGCTTCCAACTCGGCACTCAGATAGAGCTTCTCGCCCTGCTTCACATACACCAGCGTTTCCGCCCAGATCTGGCAGATCAGCTCCGGGGTCAGATCCCAGGAGTGCTTGATGCCCGTACCAGGCGTCTTGACCGGCCAGAAGCGGCGGTTTCCGGTGGTGTCCCGGAGATAGCCGGACTCGGCATTGGTGGTGCCGAAGAACACGCACTGGCGCAGATGCGGCGTCGCCCGTTTGCCGAATGCCGCACGGTAAATGTCGTTCTGACGGGAGAGGAAGGAACGCAGCGTTTCCACCTCGGCCTTCTTCAGACCTGCCAGTTCGCCGATCTCCAAGATCCAGTACCCCTGCAATTTCTCTGCAGCGGTCTTATCCTTGGTGTCGCCCAGGTTCAGACTGTCCGAAAACCACTCTCCGGCCAGCTTGGCGATAAGGGTACTTTTGCCCACACCCTGGGGACCGTTCAGCACCAGCATGGAGTCAAATTTGCAGCCGGGATACAGCACACGCTTGATGGCAGCGCAGAGGGTCTTCCGGGTGACGGCACGGACATATTCGTTGTCGTCTGCGCCGAGGTAGTCGATGAGCAGCGTGTCCACACGGGGAACCTTGTCCCACTCCGGCAGATTTTCAATGAACTCCCGAATGGGATGGTAGGAGCGGTCGTCCGTGACCTTCGCCACGGCAATGTCATAGTTTCGAGCGGAGAAGGTGCCGTAGTGGGAATCCACATAGCTGATAAGCTGGGCATCATCCGCATCCCGCCAGAATTTCGAGGGGTGCCGCCAAGGCACATCGCCCTTGATCTCCATGCCGTCCAGAAGCTGATTGAACACCAGCGGTTTCAGAAGCGGGTCGTTCATGAGGATTACGGTGAGGTTCTGCAGCGTGTTTTTTACCTTGCCAGCCTTGTCCAGCTCCAAGGCTTTCTGCCAGTCCTCGTCGGAGAATTCTTCGCTTGCCTGGGCTTTGCGCTCCTCGGCAAAGACCGCTTTGACTTTCTCGTCCTTGAGGGAAAAATCCGACATTGCTTGGAAGGACGGCAGTTTGCCGGGTGCGGTATCTGGTGCGCACTTATCATCCAGGTCACGGAAGCGGTGCAGTCGCACCAGGTCAAAAGCATTCAGCAGCCGACCGCAGACCGGGTCGGTGGCATGGTGGCTGTATACGAACTTGCCGTCGTAGACGATGACACCGGCAGACGAATCGGCGGGGATATAGTCGTAACGGCCGTTCATCGCAGACGGCGCATACACTTCCGAGAGAAAGGCATCGATGGCTTCCTCCACGGTATAGGCACGGCAGAAAGCACCCACCACACCCGGCTTTGTCAGTGGGTCGGCCTGCTGGGCGATGCTGTGCTGCACCGCCTCGGATTGGCGGCTGGAAACCGGCCAGGTGGAGGCGTCGTGCCAATCATCGTAGTGGGAAAGGTACTCATCCGGGTCAAGCTCTGCGCCGTCCTGCACCTTGTAGAAAAACTCGCCGTTGGCGGAGGTGGAAGGCCAATACATGAGCCGGGATGCCTCGTAAGTGGTATCGTCAAATAGGTCGATACCGATCTCCTTTGCCACCATTCGTGCGACTGCCGGATATTCTTCTTCGCTGATCTCCCGTTTCAGCGGGATAAGCAGACGGAGGCGGGGATGCTCCGGCGTGTGTTTATGGGTAGAATAGACGCAGCACTTGAAATCGTGGAACAGCGTAATTTCGTCCCAGATGTCCGGAGTGCCGTAGTCCATATCAAGCGTGAGCAGAGAGCGGCACAGCACCATGCCGTTTTTGCGGCGACCTTCCCGGAGATGCCCTCCGACGAAGCCGCCCACATCCTTGATGCCGTCCTGCTGACCCTTTTTCAGCTTGCGGTATTCTTCGACCGTTTCGGTGGTGCGGATGGTGCTGCCGCAGCGGGCGCAGAGATCCGCCCAGGAGATGTCCTGGTTCTTCCACTTTTTATCCATGCGGCTATTGCCGACGGCGATCTTCATCTGCGTACCTCCTCACAGTTTTCGGTAAAGTAACGGATAAGCTGACCTTTTCGTTTTGCTTTCTCGATCTCAATGCTCATGCCGCTGGTGATTTTCTCTCCGAACACCCACAGCTCGGCGCATTTGGAGAGCAGGACGATGTCCATGAACAGTGCCAGGTCACGCTCCCTGCGGTCATTGTCATTCATGAATTGGGTGAAATAGATGTGCGGTGCGATGGGTACGCACCCGGCTTCCACGGCGAAGCGGCAGTAAGTACGGGCGTTCTCCTGGTTCTTCAACATATCCCCGGCCAGCGGAGAGCAGATATACACCACAGGACGGAAGGCTCGAAGTGCCTTGGCTTCCTGTTCGATCTTTGTCAGTGCCTCGTAGGCAGTGGGGTCGTAATACCCCTCGCAATTGAATTTATTAACTCCCATTTGGGTCACCTCAGTCTTTCTTATAAAAATCGCAGACATAGCCGTCTGCTCGGAGCAGCAGCCCCGATGCCCAAGTGGGCGTTTGCCCCATGACGGAGCAGATATTCTCCAAAGAAGTATCCGGCGGTGCTTCGATGACCGCTTCATCGTGGACGTGCATAACGATGCGGTACCCGGCAGCATTCAGCCGGAGCATAGCTTCCGCAAGAATGTCCCTTGCCGTTGCCTGGACGATGTTCTCCACGAACTTGGGTCCGTAGCTTTCCAGCCGCAGCCACTTTTTCTGTTCGCCGACACCTTCATAGGTCACGGACTCATTGCCGAAGCGGTTCAGACCCATTTTCGGCTTCACATACACGAGCCGTCTGCCGGAAGGCAGCACCACGAACATCATGCCGCTCTGATAATAGAAGCGAATGCCGTGTGTTTCTGTGGCAGTTCGCTCTCGGACGCAGGTGGAAGCCGCTTTGTCCACATCCCACCAGAACTTTGTAATATGGGGGTTGGACAGACGCCAGGCATCCACCAGCGGTTTCAGTTCTTCTTCCTGTAAGCCGTAGTTCAGTGCGCCCATTGCTTTCAGCGCACCCACGGAGCCACCGTAGCCAAGAGCCAGCTCGGCAATTTTGCCTTTCTGCCGCAGATGCCCGTTCACGCCGTGCTTTTCTACGGGGACATGGAACATCTGCGAAGCGGAAGCGCAGTAAATGTCGCCGCCCTTTGCAAAAACATCCTGCCGCCAATGCTCTCCGGCGATCCACGCGATGACTCTCGCCTCGATGGCGGAGAAGTCTGCCACATAAAAACGGCAGCCGGGTTTCGGCACAAAGGCGGTGCGGATAAGCTCGGACAGTACCAGCGGTACGGAGTCATAGAGCATTTCCACGGCATCCGTATTGCCGCTGCGAACCAGTGCACGTGCGATATCCAGATCCGGCAGATGGTTCTGCGGTAGGTTCTGCACCTGGATGAGCCGACCGGCATAGCGGCCGGTGCGGTTGGCCCCGTAAAACTGGATAAGCCCTCTGGCACGGTCATCCGAGCCGACCACCGTCTGCATGGCGGTGTATTTCTTGACGCTGCTCTTTGCAAGTTCCTGTCGAAGGGAGAGGGCAAGCTCCACCTCGCCGTCCGCCTTTTCGAGCATATCTGCCACGGCGGCTTTGGAGAGCGAATCTGCCTCCACACCTTTTTCGGCAAGCCATGCTTTGAGCTGCATCGGACTGTTGGGGTTATCCAAGCCGGTCACCGAGCGGGCCTGCTCCATGTGCGTCCGCTTAAAGCGTTCATCGCAGCAAATCGCCTGGGTGACGAGGGTGCGGTCGAGCATGATGCCCCGGTCGTTGATCTGCTGGTCAAGGGTGTAGTTGCGCCACTCGGATTCCGCGACTGGAAACTTGGAGAGCTTCTGCTGAATGGACATTTCCGTTTCCACATCCCGGAGGTTGTAGGCTTTGAAAAGCGACCATTTCTCCGGCGCATCTGTCGGATAATGTCGAATAAGCGAACCGTCTCTTGCTTTTGCCGGAGTGCAGAAATAACGGATGAGGTCTTTGCCTTCTTTGAGTTTCTGCTTTTCCAGACCCAGCACGGCACCGACGCCTTCCAGTGAAAGCGGCAGTCCAAGGGTCGCCGCCCAGACCATCGTGCAGTGCCAGGAGGACGGGTCGAGATATTGTCCGGTTGGGTATCCAAGATAACGGGACAGACACACACGCTCAAACTGTGCGTTGAACGCCCATTTGGTCACGGCAGGGTTGGTCAGCGCAGAGCGGACATCGGCAGGAAGCGTTTCTCCGGCAGTCAGATCCACGACCTTCACCGGAGCACCGTCTGCGGAGTAGCCGAAGAGCAGCACCTCAAAGTCTGGGGCTTCGGCATAACGGTACACGCCGCACTTGGTGAGGTTCTCGGAGGAGAAGGTCTCAATATCGATACTAAGTGTTTTCATACGCATTCCTTCCTACGGAATATGGGTGGCAGAGGTCAATTTCTGCCACCCACAGAGCCGTCTGGGGTTACTTCAATTCCTTCATACGCTTCTCGTGGTATTCCAGGTCACGGGAAGCCTGTTCCTTCTCACGCTTTTCACGCTTGTGGTCATTGCTGATGCCCTGCACCAACCAAACGAAGAAGCCGATGCTGAGGCAGGCCCAGATGCCAAGGAGGGCGGTTACCAGGATGTTCTGAATCAGTTCCATTGTGTTGCACTCCTTTCTCAGGACAGGAAGTCGTCGTCCAGGTCGGTGGCGAAATCGTCAGCCGCAGAGGACTTGCCGCCGAGAGGTTCACCATCACGAACCTTCTGAATGTTGCCCAGACCACAGGCAATGCCGCGGTTGCCGTTGGAATTGAAGGCGTAGAAGTTTACGGACACTCTGGCGTAGCAGCCGGAATAAACCTCGGAGCGGTCAAGGATCGGCTGGACGCTGCGGTCCACGATCTGGGGAGCGGTGGTGCTGTTGGCGTTTACGAAGAAGCTGTTCTTGTAGGCTTCATCGTCACGCTCGGTATCGCCGTCACGGAGCGGGAGCTTCAGAGCCGCCTTGTTGGGGATCTTCCCGCCGAACTTGGCGACGCCCTCCTTGATGGCAGCGTCCACGGCGGCGTTGATGGCGTCGAGGGTCTGCTTGTCGGATTTCGGAATAATGAGGGACACGGAATACTTGGGGTTGCTGCCGTTAATAGAGGCAGGCTCCCACACGTTTGCGTAGGACAGGCGGACAACGCCGGTCACAACTTTGGTCGAATTCATCTTGTTAGCCATAATTACAGTTCTCCTTTATAGTCGGTAAAGTCTTGTTTTGCACCCGTGGTCGTAATAGCCGGACGCCGGTCGGATGCGGGAACGAGCGTCGGCTTTCCTTTGGGCTTGACGACCAGACTGCCGAGCACCTCAGCAAAGGTCTTTTTGCCCATGAGCTTCTCCATCTCAGTGATGGGAATGAGGGACTTTTTGAAGATGTCGGTATACCCGGCCGCACGGGCAGCAGCGACAACGGCATCCTCGTCGGTGTACTTGCGATTGGTGCGGCTCTCCACCAGCTTGTAGCCGGGCCACTGTTTTCCGTGGTTGACCGCTGCGTCCTGGGCGTAGGCCATGAGCTCATTCGCCCATTTGGTAAGGTCCTCCAGCTTGCCGAGAATGTCGCCTATCTCCGCATCGGAAAGCAGAGGCGGCTGGGCAAATTCGTATTTGGCAAGTTGGAGCTTGGCATCAGCTCTGGCTCGGCACTTGACCGCCGCCTTGCAGAATTGGCACCAGCTTCCGGGGCGGTATTCACCTTCGCCTTTGAAGGCAAGCTCGGCCTTGGGTTTCAGTGTCTTTTCCGCCCAATCACGAAGCTCGGCAACGGAAATGACCCAGGTGCTGACATTCTCTCGGCGCGGCTGGTAGATGGTCATAGAAACTGTCTCAATGTCGTAGAGACAATCGAAGATACGGAGTGCGCCGAGCGCATACAGCATCATCTGCGGATTTTCCTCGGCATTCACCAACACGCCCTGGCCGTACTTCAGATCGATAATGTGGAGGAGCTTGTCCGCCACGATAAGGCAGTCGCCGGTGCCGAAGCCATCCGGCACATAGCAGGAGAAGTCCAGCCGCTGCTCAATCAGCACCTTGGGGTCCGGGCAGTCCTGCCGGGCTTCCTCAATGGCTTCCAGAACGAACTCCAGGTAACTGTCCGTGTACATCTCCATCTCGTCGGAGTCGTACTTGCTGACCGGGCGGGTGGAGCGCATCTTCAGTGCCTTGCGGAGCTTGTGTTCTGCAAGGGCATGAGCGGCAGTCCCTTCTGCGGCAGCGTCCGTTTCTCTGTCCTCGAACTCCAATTCCAACCTTGCGGATGGGTTGCAGTGGAGCCAGCGGTGGGAGGAAGAGGCCGAGAGGACTGCGTGACGATTAGGGGGCATCTTTCAGCACCTCCACATCCTTGAGCAGCGCCTCATAGTGCTTGGGGTCGATGCCGGAGAGCTTCGGAGCGCCGTACTTTTTAAGGAGCGCCTGGATCTCGGTCGTGAATCCGGCTCGGCTCTTTTCACCGAGGACTGCTCGGACTTCCTCCAGCGTCAGTTCCTTCTTGGGAGCAGGTGCAGGCGTCTTCGGCTCTGCATCGACAGTCGACTCATTCTGCAGCATTGCATCTGCCACAGCCTGAACGCTGTCCGCCAGGGAGCGAAGATCCTCGACCACATCGAGCAGGAGCTTGACCTTACTCATGTACACCACCTCCCATCGGAACTTCGGTGATGGCAATGGACTCGACCGAGTTGCCGGGAACCACGACCATGACCTTCTGTTTGGGACCCAGAAGCAAGGTGAAGAGTTTCTCGCGGATGCTGACCGTTCTGCAAGCAACTACGCCGCCGTTTCTGGGCTTGTCTGAAACACGGATATTCAAGTTGTGTCTCATACGGGGTTACCATCCTTTCCGGAGGGCTTGTATTTGGTTGCCTTCCGGTGTACCCAGAAAAATCGGGGATTTGTCAGGGTGTCTGGCGGAAAATTTTCAAAAACTTTTTTCTGCCTGCCTCGATGGACTCGGAAACAGACTGAAAGCTGGCCTCTTCGATGGCAGCGATTTCCCGCAGGGTCTTGCCGTTTGCGTACAGTCGAAGCCGACGCTGCTGGGTGGCAGTCAAATGCGAGAAGGCTTCTCGTATACGAGCGGTCTGTTCTGCCGAATCATCCTCTACGGCATATTCGTCGCAAGCACCGTACTCCTCGCCCTCGTAGTCGATGGCGTCGTAGGAGTAGCAATGGTAGCGATGACGCTCGTCCTGCGCGTGCTCCGCCTTACGGCTGTCGATGATGACGGCACCGATTTCGTCAGAAACCTCGACCTCCGTCACTGTTCCGTCCAAGAATGCGTATTTGATTTTCATAATGTGTCCTTTCCGCTTGAGACGACACTGAGCGGTCGGGACACAAAAAGAGCCGGTGGTCACGATGGACAACACCGGCAGACAGAACCTACAAGAAGGCATGGCAAAGCACGGTGGGTACATCGAGTTCAAAGAATCCTTGGTGGGGTTTTCGGTTCTCTATGTATCCCGCCGCCTCTAATGCGCATCTCAAGGCTTTGAGAAAAATTTAGTGGGTTACTTGGCCCAAGGGTATATAAGGTTTTTTCAGATCTTCGGGAAAAACAAAAGACGACCGGGACATAGCGCACCCCATAAAGGGGAGGCTAAATCCTGGCCGTCTTGCAGCTCTGCGGACTTGTTATTCTCTTTTGTGCTTACGCAGCACGGGGATGGCTTTTTACATGAAAAGCCCTTGTGCTGATTCGCGTCATAACCGTTTCGGTATCTCGCAGTGTTACTGTGAAGCTGTCGCCCACAGGCACGGTCATTCTTACCGCACGGTCTTTGTGCTGGATCTCAACGATCCCTGTCTGGGCATCCGCCATGCAGACGAGATGTCCTTTACAATCTCGGTACGCTACCATCGGGGTCCTCCTTTCTTGCTGTAGTCATAGGCACCACCTCCTTAATGTTACCTTGTTAGCAAACTTGCTAACGCTTACTGTAAAAAAACACAGCGGGCGGTAAAACCCGCTGTAGTTTCCGATATGGACGCTCAAGAACCGACCACGCCTGCAAAATCCATGATGGCAGAAGCGTAGGAATAATCGGTCGTATCGCTGGTTTTGATGTAACCGAGGTCTTTGAGCCTGTTTGTCGCCGCCTGGATGGAAACATCAAAGCAGTTGGACAGATTTGCCACCAAAAGGGCACGAGATACAGGGTTCTTGAGCTTGTCCCTGAAAGGCCGCACCACGAGATCCACCGAACACTTCGGCATCAGAACGGCAGCGGACAGATGGTTGGCCTGCCATTCCATCCAGTCATGGTCGTCCCATTTGCGAGTGTCCGATTTATTTGTCATGCCATTGTCGACCCGGCACTGTATCATGGGGGCGATGAGCTCATCGTCAAAAATGGATACCTGGTCGGGGTTATACGAGAAATAGCCGGAATGGAAGATGTCATGCCCACCCTCATGTCCGAGCGTAAAGCGGTAACGATGCCGTTGGCTCTCATCCAGAAGGCGGTTGTCGATGATGACGGTACGAGCCTTGGCACTGATGTACTCCGCCCGATTTGTGGCAGGGTCAAAAACCGGCACCTTATTGGTGTCGTTAAAAACAGTCATCCCAAGGTACACACCATTGTGGGACAGATATTGATAATCCGGCGTCATTCCAAGATAGAATTCGATAAAGCCCTCGATGTCCACGGGAGAGGGGTTCGTCAGGACTTCCGGCTGAAAATCCTGTACGAAACGCTCTCCGATGGCATCGATCTCGGCTTTGCTCAAAATCGGTACGCCGTTGTTCTTCACTCGAAGAGAGGGAGTGTACATCTTTATAAATTACCCCTTTCGCTGCTTGAGCTCCTCGACGAACTTCAACCAGTCGGCCTCACTTGCATCCAGATCACGTGCCGTGCGGAGCGCAGCGGACACATAGTCGTGTTCCATGATATAGTCAGGCAGGTCCGGGGCAACAGAGTTTCTCTTTTTGCCAGCCAGATCATACATCGTAGTTTTATCCTCGTCGTTCAGCATGAGAATTCGAGAGATCAGCTCCAGCTTCTCCATTTCAGGAGGGTTACGGCGATCCTTTTCAATGTCAGTCAGATAGGGCGCAGTAATCCCAATCATTTCCGCCATCTTGCGGAGCGTGATTTGTTTCTCAGTGCGCTTCCTTTGCAGGAACTCTCCAAAATTCTGGTACTGTGTGTTCATGTCGTTCACCTTTTCTACTTAACATTATAAGCCCTGTTATTGATTCATTTTCGCCTATTTGTTTTTCTTCTCGGCACTCTTATCATAAATTACGGGCAACTCTCATCACAACGGTGAATCGAATTAGCACGGCTGCTTGTTCGCTTGTTAGCAGTTATGCTAACAATATTATATCCATAGAGCCGTACCTTGTCAAGTAGTTTGGATGAAATTTTTACAAAACCTGCGCTATTGATACATTAGCCCCGGCATTTTGACTTTATCTCTTCCGTCTGTGGGCATTTTTAAATCGCCCATGAGGCAGGCGTAAGTGATGGCACTCTTGCCGAAACGACCACGAATCTCCTCCACAGCATCCTGGACTTTCTCCATTGTCATGCGGTGCTGGACATTATCAAACAGCGTGAGCTGCTCGGCACTGTCTTTGGGTGAGAGTTCAATGGCACGGACGGTGACCGCTCTGACCTTCGTGTTCCAAGAATACCGCTCTTTAAAACTCCGAAATGCGGCAGCGGCGATCTCCGAGGGAAGCTGTGTCTTGAGCGGCAGCTTGCATTGATACTGTGAGCCGAACAGGTCATTGCCCCGGACATGGACTTGGACGGTACGGGTGGCGAGGTTATGCAGCCGAAGACGGTGACCAATATCCTGCGAAAGAGCAAAAATGACCTTCCACACCTCTTCTTCGTTTTCAAGGTCAGAAACACAGGTAATGCCGTGACCGACCGATTTGATGGGTGACACAAAATCCTTGTGCATGACCCTGGAATTGTCCCTGCCGTTGGCGTAGCTCCACAGGCCAAGTCCGTTCACGCCAAGAAGCCCCTTCAGAAACACTGGGTCACAAGCGGCAACATCTCCGATAGAGCGGACACCATACCGCGCAAGTTTCGCCGTGGTGGCTGGGCCGCAGTAAATCATATCGCTGCATGGGAGTGGCCACACTTTTTCTCTGAAAGCGTCGCTTGAAATCTCTGTGATGGCATCCGGCTTCTTCATATCAGATCCCAGTTTGGCGAACACCTTATTAAAGGAAACCCCAATGCTGACTGTCAGGCCAAGTTCTTCCCGTACAGAGCGGCGAATCTGCTCGGCTATATTCATAGCATCGCCGCAGACAGCACGACTGCCTGTGACATCAAGCCAGCATTCATCCATACCGAAAGGCTCCACCATGTCGGTGTATCTTTGGTAGATAGCTTGGGTCAGCTTGGAGTACTTGAGGTACTGGTCGTACTGTGGCGATACAATAATAAGATCCTTACAGCAGCGCTGCGCCTCCCAGTTGACCATGCCGGTTTTCACACCCGCCCGTTTTGCTTTTTCGGATTTCGCAAGGACGATGCCGTGCCTATCCTCGGTGCAGCCGCATACCGCTACTGCTTTGCCTCTAAGCCGTGGGTCGAGCATCATTTCGACCGATGCGTAAAAGCAGTTCAAATCACTATGAAGAATTGCTCTTTCCATATTGACCGCCTCATTTCAGAAAAACTTCACAATTTCCTCTTGACAAGATGAAGTTAAATCGCATATAATGATTACAAAACTTCATAAACTTCATTTCTGATTATAGCCACGAAATGAAGTCCTGTCAATAGCTTCAATGAAGTTGATGAAGTTACAGAACGAAATTTACAGCGGAGGAGATTGGTTATGACTTTTTCCGACAAGATTAAACGAGCCCGTGAGGTCGCAAAGATGACGCAGCATGAACTCGCTCAGGAGGTTGGCGTATCCCAGCGGACCATTGCCTCTTATGAGTCCGGCGGTGCAAGAGCCAGGAAATCTACCACAGAAAAATTGGCGCACGCCCTCAAGGTGTCCGTAAGGTATCTTTCAGATGACGACTGCACGAATCCCTTGGAAGATATCGAGAAGGACGAGTACATCGAGCAGGCTCGTGAACTGTATGGGGCAAAAGGCGTTCGGGATATGGATGAGCTGTTGCGTGACAACGCCGCTTTGTTTGCGGGTGGTGAACTGTCCCAGGATCAGAAGGACGCTTTTTTCCAGGCCGTCATGACTGCCTATGTGACCTGCAAAGAAGAAGCAAAGGCAAAATTCGGCCGCAAGTCTTGATACTGTCCTGTTTATGGTACAGTTCTGAGTTTATAATACTCACAAAGGGATTTTTATACCCTTTTCCAGATACAAGGGGGTGTGGCAATGTCATACGCAGATGTGTGCGAGGCAGTTGAGTCTTTGCAGAGAAAGTACTGTGAGCGTGATCCGTTTCGCCTGTGCGCAGATATGGGTATCAAATTGCTCTATCAGCCGCTCGGAACAGACCCCGACGCCATCAAGGGGTTCTATCTTGAGAGCAAGCGGATACGCACGATTACTGTCAACTGCGACCTGCCGGTCGTTATCCAAAGGATTATCGTTTCGCATGAGCTTGGGCACGCAGTACTTCATCGCAAATCGGGCGTCAAGGCATTTCACGATATAGGGCTCTTTGACGAGAGCTCTCTTACAGAAAAAGAAGCGAACCTCTTCGCCGCAGAATATCTTCTGGATGACGAAAAGGTTCTTGATACATTAAACAAAGATACAACATTTTTCTCGGCGGCTGCCAAACTTCTGGTTCCCATTGAGCTGCTCGACTTTAAGTTCAGGGTAATGAAGTGGAAGGGATACAAGCTGATAGAGCCGCCGATAACGGCGCAGAATAATTTTCTCGCCAATATGGAGGTGCCGGATGATGCAGACTGCTACTGCGACTAAGCCGCCGAAAGTGTATGTAGCCGTCAAAGCAGATTTTGCAGCGGACGGCACGATGTTTCCAAGGATCATCACTTGGGAGGACGGCGAGAAATATGAGATAGACCGTGTATCCGATATCCGTCAAGCTCCTGCGCTGAAAGCCGGAGGCCAGGGCGACCGCTATACGATATGGATTGGCGGTCACCAGAGTTATCTGTTTTTCGAGCGCAGCGCAGACCTTACCGGAAACAACATCGGACGATGGTTTGTAGAACGGAGGCATTAGGCAATGATACTGCGAATCATTGATGAGATAGAAAAGGCACTCAGTCATGACCTCTACTTCGCAGCGCTGAACCTGGCGCTCACACTGCCCGACATCTGCGGAAAGGCGGAATACCCCGACCTGCGCACGGGTGAGCGTTATAAAAAGTGGTATGATGAAAATGTGGGTGTGACGGAAAAGCCTCCGAAGTGTACTGAGGACGAGCCGGAAATGCCGTATTTAAGTGGTGAGGTGGTATATAGCCTCCGCTGCTCATTACTCCATGAAGGAAATCCGAACCTGCAGAAGAATGGGAAGCGTCCCATCCCAATCGACCGCTTTTCGTTGGTGATTCAGTCAGAGCAGCCGTTTCGCATTTACGGTGGCGAAGAAAGCTGTGTAATGACGAGCCCAGACGGCACGGAAGTCCGCAGTTACCGAGTAAATGTGCGGAGACTGTGCATGGTGCTGTGTTTGTGTGCCAAGGGGTACTATAAAGAAAATAAGGATAAATTCGATTTTTACAACTACGAGCTTATCGATTGGGATGAGGTTACAGCATCTTTGCCTCCCATCGACATGGAAGAAGTGTTTCGGAAACTCGCAGACCCAAACCTCTCCTAAAAGAGCATAGCGGCGAAAGTGCAGACGAATAAGCAAAAACGATGCCGGACTGACACCAAAAGTGCGGGCAGTCCGGCATCTTTCACTTAGTTATTGACCTCCTCGTTATCTATGGAACTTTCCGCGAGAGCTGCTGCGGCTTCACGCTCACGACGAGCCGCCCAGCCACCTTTCGCCCTGGGTGCGTATGCTGATTCCAGCGCATACATGATGCCCTGCTCTTCGGCAAAGTAAATACCGGGGACATTCCAGTTATCCTCGGCATTCCAGTCCATCAACTTTCTGACCATATCCACAACCGTGGCGTTGCTGATTTTGATCTGCGCTTTCTGCTCGCCCGCCGGCTTGGAGAAGCGCACGGCATTCGGAGCGTCCTCCTTGCAGGCACGGATGGCAAACTGCTTCGACTTCGGCTCGATCAGGAACTGGATGTACTCTGGGAAGCGGAGCTCCTGTGCGGTCTGCACATTGAACTTCACAACATTGCCTGCGAAAGTGCAGACAGAGGCGGAACGGGTTTTAATAAGATCGATGACAGAAAATTTCTCAAACATGGTAGTTACTCCTTCTCAATTACAATAAAGTTTTCGTCCTCCTCGGCAACGGCCGAGGCGGGTTCTGGTTTTTTGGTTGCGGGGGTAAGCAGATTGTCCACATACTCCTCGTCCCACGATGAATCGACGATCATGAAGCCGGACAGTACTCCCTTGACCACGATGCGTGGCTTTCGGTGGATGCTGCGCCGTTTCCGATACCGTCGTTCTTTGCGGATCTGCTGTGCCAACAGCCAATCGGTCTTCTCGATGATGGGGATATGATGCCCCTCAACGAAATACTGCGGTTCTATGCCGTTGTTCTTTACACTCTTATGCGTGAAAAAGTCTATCGTAACTGTTTTTTGACACAAGGCGTCTCCACAGAATTTCTCGTTTTTAAGGATGCCAAGGACACTGCCGGAGCTCCAAACCGATAGACCTTTTACAGTAGGAATGCCGCTTTTCGTCAGCAAGTCTGCTATTTGCGTGGATGAATAGCCGTCCAGGTAAAGACTGTATATGGTTCTGACAATATCCGCTTCGTCCTCTACGATTTCCCAGTTCTTTTCATCATCCAGCCGATAGCCGAGCAGAGCCCAACTGGGGTAGATTCCAAGGCCCTGAGCTCTTCTGCGCTTGAATGACCATTTTAGGCTGTTGGATTTTTGCTCAGACTCACTCTGTGCCACAAGGCTCAATACGGTAATGACCATATCGCTGCTCTTATCCAGCGTGTTGAGCTTCTCGGTCTCAAAGTACACGCCCACAGGCGGGTCGAGCTTTCGCAGCATGAAAATGTAGTTCAGACTGTCAAGCACATTTCTGGCAAAACGGCTGACCTGCTTCGTGATGATAAGGTCGATCTCTCCCGCTTTGCATTTCTCAATCATTTCGAGAAAGTGCTCACGGTGCAGAACAGAAGTACCGGAAATGCCCTCATCGGCGAAAATACCGGCAAACTCCCATTCCGGATTCTCCCGGATCATACGGGTATAGTTTTGCACTTGAAGCTCGTAACTGCTTGCCTGGGTGTCCTCATCCGTGCTGACACGGCAGTACGCACACACACGAAGTTTTTTCTTTTCGGTTTCTGCTTCCATATCCCTTTTTGCAGGAATGATCTGTACCTCCTTTTGCGGACCATTAATGTATGCGTCACGGATGACGTTCTTGGTGGACTGCCTTTTATCCTCGCTGCGACCGCGAGGTCGAAGTGGTTGTTTCTTCGTTATCTTCATAGGTTCACCTCCTCCTGCCGCAGATTATGTGGGCAGATAAGCCCACACCGCAGCTCGGAGCCGGCGAATTCTATTATATCGTGAAAATATGAAAACCGTTAACTTAAATGGTATATATCACTCAGATTAACGGTATCGGGAGCAAAAAATAAGAAGCCTTTCAGCTCCTTATTTCAACATCAGTGATTTACTTGTCCTTATTCATGGCTTTCAGCATCTGGTTTGCCGCTTTCTTTTGTTCCGGCGTGAGGTTGACCCAGTTTTCAAACAGCTCTTTGAGTTCCGGGCTGATTTCAACCATCTCGCCCTCGGCAAAGAACTGCGCCATCGTGATGCCGAATCCCTTACAGATTGCTTCCAGCGTTGCGAGGGAGGGGACTGTATTCCTCCTATAAATATTCGCAATCGTGGACTCGGATAGACCACAGTTCTTTGCCAGCCTATACTCAGTCCACCCGCGCTCGTTTAAGAGCTGCCGGAGCCTCTCGTGCGTGTCCATAGCATCACCACCCTTCCTGTAATTATTTTACCCGCAAACTAAAAGGTATTGTACTGGCTACTTGTACTGAGCATACCGTTATGTTAAACTGTATAATAACGGGAATTCAGTACGGAGGGATGACAATGCTGACCGAGGAACAGAAACGGATGCACAGAGTGTGTTTTACGGGTCACCGCCCAGAGAAGCTGAAACAGTCTGAAAGCGTGATTGTGAAGGCTCTGGAAACCGCGATCAAAGAAGCGATTGCAGATGGGAAGAATGTATTTATTTCCGGCATGGCTCGTGGAGTGGATATCTGGGCGGCCGAGATCGTGCTGCGCCTTCGCAACGAAGGACAGAATGTAAAACTGATTTGTGCCAGCCCATACGAAGGCTTTGAGCGTGGATGGAGTGCCGAATGGCAACGACGGTACAATGTCATTCTTGCCGCCGCCGACCTTGTTCGTTTTATCTGTCCGGGGTACAGCAGAGCCTGCTTCCAGATCCGCAATGAATGGATGGTCGACCATTCGGCTCTGGTAATTGCTGTGTTCAACGGACAGCCCAGCGGCACCAAGAACACGATTGATTATGCCAAGCGGAAGAGCGTTCCGTGCTGGAATATACTCTCCGAAACATGAAAATATTCTTCATGAATTTGAGAATTATCTTGTTTTTTTAGTGGGATTGGTGATATAATAATCTTGAATTAGTATGTGCAGAAAGCGAGGACGGTCAAATGGGCGTTTCTTACAAGAAATTATTTAAGCTGCTTATCGATCGGGGCATGAAGAAGAAAGACCTGCAAGAGGCGGCTGACCTCAGTCCTGCGGCAGTTACAAAGCTCGCAAAAGACGAGTATGTACGGCTCGATGTGCTTGTGAGAGTTTGCTGTGCATTGGGCGTTGATATCGGTGACATTATGGAAGTCACAAAAGATGAATAAAGGCATCTATAAATAGATCGAGTTTATTTTGTAAAAGTCCGCAGCCGCGCTGCGCTCTTTTACCCCCATTAACTTCCGATAATTTTGAGTTATCGGAAGCGACAGAAGGAGGCATTGGCATGGGCGACCTTATGAAAAAACATGAAATGACTGAGGAGGACATCAAACTTCAGTTTATTACCCCAGCCATTGAGGGCGCTGGCTGGGACAGGCAGAAGCAGATCCGCATGGAGTACAACTTCACGGACGGTCGTGTTATCGTCCGTGGTAATGTTACTGCCAGAGGCAAAAGAAAGCGCACTGACTATCTCCTCTACTACAAACCCAATATTCCACTGGCTATCGTCGAGGCGAAAGATAACCGGCACAGCGTCGGAGCCGGGATGCAGCAGGCCATCGAATACGCCGAGGTGCTGGACATTCCGTTTGTGTACAGCTCGAATGGCGATGGTTTCCTTGAACACGATATGAAGACCGGGAAAGAGCGAGAGCTGACGCTTGAGCAGTTTCCCTCGCCGCAGGATCTTTGGGTGCGACACATTGGGGACGAGCACTTCACGCCGGAGCAGGAGCAGCTTATCACCGAGCCGTACTATTTTCAGCCGGGTGATAAGACCCCTCGCTACTATCAGCGTATCGCCATCAACCGCACCGTTGATGCAGTAGCCCGTGGGCAGGATCGTATCCTCCTCGTTATGGCGACCGGTACCGGCAAGACCTATACTGCGTTTCAGATCATCCACCGCCTTTGGAAATCCGGTCGCAAGAAAAAGATCCTGTTCCTTGCTGACCGTAATATCCTCGTTGACCAGACCATGCAACAGGACTTCAAGCCTTTTGCAAAGGTCATGACGAAAATCGAGGGCAAAAAGCTGGACAGCTCCTATGAACTGTACCTGTCCCTCTATCAGCAGTTGGCTGGTGATGAGAACGAAGAGCCGTTCCGTGCATTTCAGCCGGATTTCTTCGACCTCATCGTCATTGATGAGTGTCACCGTGGCAGCGCCAAGGAGGATTCCCGTTGGCGCAGAATACTCGAATACTTCCACAGTGCCACGCAGATCGGTATGACTGCTACGCCGAAGGAAACGAAAGAGGTATCCAATATCTCTTACTTCGGTGAACCCATCTATACATACAGTCTGAAACAAGGTATCGACGACGGCTTCCTCGCTCCGTACAAAGTTCTCCGCGTCGGCCTGGACAAAGACCTGGAAGGTTGGCGACCCACGGCTGGACAGCACGACATCTACGGGTACGAGATCGAGGACCGGGAGTACAACACCAAGGATTACGACAAAAACCTCATTATCGATGAGCGCACCGCCGCCGTGGCGAAGCGTATCACTCGCTTTTTGAAAGAAAACGACCGCTTTGCCAAGACCATCGTATTCTGCGTGGACATCGACCATGCAGAGCGGATGCGGCAGGCGCTCGTGAACGAAAACAGCGACCTCGTGGCGGAGAATGCCAAGTATGTCATGCGTATTACCGGCGACAACGCCGAGGGCAAGGCGCAACTCGACTACTTTATCGCAGAGGACAGCAAATATCCCGTGATCGTTACGACCTCCAAACTGATGACGACTGGCGTGGACTGCAAAACGTGCCGGCTCATCGTTCTGGATAACAACATAAACTCCATGACCGAGTTCAAGCAGATCATCGGTCGTGGCACACGCCTCAAGCCCGACTACGGCAAAGAGTATTTCACCATCATGGATTTCCGCAATGCCTGCCGACTCTTCGCAGACCCGGAATTCGATGGCGACCCGATCTCTATCATTGATGATGGCGATGATCCCGGCGAAGAGCCGACTGCCAATCCACCGAAGCCACCCATTCCGACTCCCGGCCCCGGTGGGGACACCGACGATCCGCCTGAAAAGAAGCACAAATTCCGGGTGCGTGGTGTCGAGGTAACGATCCTGAATGAGCGTGTCCAATACTACGACAAGGACGGCAAGCTCATCACGGAAAGCGTGACGGACTACTCCAAGAAGAACATCCTCGGCGAGTATGCCACCCTGGATTCCTTCCTCCGTGCCTGGAACTCCGAGGAGAAGAAGCAAGCAATAATCGACGAACTGCAGGAGCGTGGCGTCCTGTTGGAAGCGCTGCGGCAGATCGCCGGGAATAAGGATATTGACGATTTTGACCTCATCTGCCACATTGCCTACGATAAGGCACCGCTGACGAAGGCAGAGCGGGCAAACAATGTCCGCAAGCGTGGATACCTCTACAAGTATTCCGGCTTGGCACAGGAAGTTCTGAGTGCGCTGCTGGACAAATACATGAACGAGGGCATTCAGGATATCGAGAACATCGAAATCCTGTCCAATGACCCGTTCCGCAAATTCGGCACCCCCATGAAGATCGCAAAGCTGTTCGGCGGCAAAAGCGGATACATTCAAGCCATCCGTGATTTGCAGAAGGAAATCTACGCTGCGTAATAGGAGATATAAGATATGAGTTTAAATAACCTGGTAAAACGATTGCAGGACATCATGCGGAATGACGCAGGCATCAATGGCGATGCCCAGCGTATTGAGCAGATGGTTTGGATTCTCTTTTTGAAGGTGTATGACGCCAAGGAAGAGATCTGGGAGTTTTATGATGAGAATTACACTTCCATCATCCCGGAGGAGCTGCGCTGGCGCAATTGGGCCGTCGACCACAAGGACGGCAAGGCGCTCACCGGCGATGCACTTCTGGACTTCGTGAACGGAAAGCTGTTCCCGACCCTCAAGGCCATCGCAATCGATGAGAATACACCCATGAGCCAGATCATCGTCCGCACGGCCTTCGAGGACAACAACAACTACATGAAGGATGGCATCCTGCTCCGCCAGGTTATCAATGTCATTGACGAGATCGACTTTGAGGAGTACGAGGACCGTCACGCCTTCGGTGAGATTTACGAAACGATTCTCCGCAGCCTGCAAAGCGCCGGTAACTCCGGTGAATTCTACACGCCCCGTGCGGTCACGGACTTCATGGTGCAGATGATCAAGCCCAAACTCGGCGAGTCTATTGCGGACTTTGCCTGTGGCACCGGCGGCTTCCTAACCTCTGCACTAAAGGTGCTGGACGGCCAGGTACAGAGCGTCGAGGACAGAACGGTTTACAGCAACTCCATCTACGGCATTGAAAAGAAGGCGCTGCCGTTCCTTCTGTGCGCCACGAATATGCTGCTCCACGACATCGACAACCCTCGCATCATCCACGGCAACAGCCTGGAAAAGAATGTGCGTGAGTACAAGGAGAGCGACCGCTTCGATGTCATTTTGATGAATCCTCCTTACGGCGGCAACGAAAAAGAGGGCGTGAAGCAGAATTTCCCGGCTGATCTCCGCAGTAGCGAAACCGCCGACCTCTTTATGTCGGTCATCATGTATCGGCTGAAGCAGAATGGGCGCTGCGCCATCATTCTGCCGGACGGCTTCCTGTTTGGTACAGATAATGCCAAAATGGCAATCAAGGAAAAGCTGCTGTCCGAGTTCAACCTCCATACGGTCATTCGTATGCCACACAGCGTTTTTGCGCCATACACTTCTATCACAACAAACATCCTTTTCTTCGACCGGACGCATCCCACGACGGAGACCTGGTTCTATCGTCTGGATATGCCGGAGGGATACAAGAACTTCTCCAAGACAAAGCCCATGAAGTTGGAGCACTTTGCCCCGGCTGTCGAGTGGTGGGACAACCGTGAGGAGATCACCATCGACGGCTTCGACAAGGCAAAGAAGTACACCGTCGAGGAACTGAAAGCACGGAGTTATAACATCGACCTCTGCGGCTATCCTCACGAAGAGGAGGAGATCCTGCCGCCGAAGGAACTGATTCAGCAGTACCAGGAGAAGCGGGCCAGCTTGAACGCCGATATTGACCGCATCCTTGCCCAGATTACCGATATCCTTGGCATCGACATTACGGAGGAGGGCGACGAATGACTGCGCAGCAACTGAAAAACTCCATTCTCCAGATGGCTGTTCAGGGCAAGCTCGTGCCGCAAGACCCGAATGACGAGCCTGCCAGCGTTCTGCTGGAACGCATCCGTGCGGAGAAAGAGCGGCTCATCAAAGAGAAGAAAATCAAGCGAGAAAAGAACCCCTCGGTTATATTCAAAGGTGCCGATAATACTCCTTATGAGAAAATCGGCGATGAAGTGTACCCCGTGGATACTCCCTTCGATATTCCTGATAGCTGGGAGTGGGTTCGATTTAAAGATTTAGTCGACTATTCGATGGGAAAAACGCCTCCACGGAAAGAGACGGAATACTGGAGCAACGGTACGCTCCCTTGGGTTTCTATTGCGGATTTGGTGGCGGATGGGACTGTGACTGCAACTAAAGAATGTGTCAACAGCTTTGCGGCTGAAAATACCTTCAAAGGGAAAATCAGCAAGGCTGGTACTTTGTTGATGAGTTTCAAATTGACGGTCGGAAAGGTGTCAATATTGGGAATCGATGCATTTCATAACGAAGCCATCATTTCAATATACCCGTTTGTTGATCCCGATAAGATAACTACGATGTTTCTGTTCGCTACGCTGCCGCTCCTCTCGCAAAGTGGTGATACCAAATCGGCAATCAAGGGTAACACACTCAACTCGGATAGTTTGGACGCCCTACTGATTCCGTTACCGCCAATAATGGAGCAGAAGCGCATTTTTGATAAGCTACATGAATTGACCACACCGTTGCTCGATTATAGTGCGGCGGAGCAAAAAGTAACTGAGCTTAATGTGAATTTCCCAGAGCGCCTCAAGAAGTCGATACTGCAAGAGGCAGTCCAGGGCAAGCTGGTACCGCAAGACCCGTCTGACGAGCCTGCAGAGGCTCTGCTGGAGCGTATCCGGGCGGAGAAGCAGCGGCTCATCAAGGAAGGCAAAATCAAATCCGTCATTTTCAGACGGGATAATTCTCATTATGAAAAGCGTGGCTCAGAAGAGGTCTGTATTGACGAGGAGATTCCGTTTGAAATCCCCGAAAACTGGGCCTGGTGTCGGGCTTCCAGTTTAGGAACAATGATCAGAGGGCGTGGCATTAAACGAACAGAAACTGTTGCCCAAGGGTGCCCGTGCATTCGATACGGGGAGATTTACACCACCTACGAAACCTCCTTTGATTCAGCAGTTTCCTTTGTCCCCGAAACGCTCGATAAGGATTGCTTGCATTTCTCCTCCGGCGATGTAGTGTTCACATTGACGGGCGAGAACAAAGTGGATATTGCTAAAACAGTGGCGTTTCTCGGAGAAGGACAAATTGCGGCAGGTGGCGATTTGGCTTTTTGGACGCATCATGGAATGAATCCGCTGTATCTGGTGTACTATATGGCTTCGCCGTATTGCATCGAGCTTAAACGCAGGACGGCGACAGGTGACATTATCGTACACATTTCGACATCAAAGGTCGGCGATTTCCTTGTTCCCATTCCTCCGATTAAAGAGCAGAACCGAATTGTATCGGCGATTGAACAGCTTTTTGCTGTGGCTTCTACTTTGTAAAGTTCTCATTATGAGAAGTTGGATGGTGTGGAGCGCTGTATCGACGATGAACTGCCCTTTGAGATACCGGATTCGTGGGAGTGGGTACGGCTCGGAACCGTTTTTCAGCATAACACAGGAAAAGCTTTAAACGCCTCAAATCGGGACGGTGAAAAGCTCACCTATATCACTACCTCCAACTTATACTGGGATCGTTTTGTTTTGGATAATCTCAAAACCATGCCCTTTACGAATTCAGAGGTCGATAAATGTACAGTACAACAGGGCGACCTCTTAGTGTGTGAGGGAGGAGATATCGGTCGTGCTGCTATCTGGGGAAGCAACAAACCCATGCGTATTCAGAATCATATTCACAGGCTACGAGCTTATGTGCCCGTCTGTACTCGGTTCTTTTACTATCTCTTTTACCTTTACAAAGGCGCAGGCTGGATTGGTGGAAAAGGTATCGCTATTCAGGGCTTATCCTCCAATGCAATCCACAATCTTCTGTTCCCGTTACCGCCACTCCACGAACAGGAACGCATTGTCAACGCCATCGATACAGCACTTGATATAGTGCAGAAATTGTAAAACAACCAGGCATACGCCAGCGAAAGCGTATGCCTGGTTTCTTTTACCAGTCTATTACCTCATCCACGATAGCTCGTTGCTCAGTTGAGGTTTTGCGGAGATAAATACGGGTAGTTTCAATGCTCTCATGCCCCATAAGGTCGGCAAGGAAAGCAATGTCGTTGCAGCGCTCCAAGAAGCTCTTTGCAAAGCGATGGCGGAAAGAATGTGGGTAAATGACCACCGGGTCGATGCCATACCGGACTGCCAGCTTTTTTAGCTGCCCTGAGATGCCTCTGGTGGTGATTCTGTCGCCATATTTATTCAAAAAAATGAAGCCGCTTTCTTGGTGCTTATCGTTCAGCCAAGAAAGGGCTTCATTTTGCAGAGCCTTGGGTATGTATATTCGTCTGAGTTTACCGCCCTTCGAATATAAGTCCAAATGCCCCAGCTTGATGTGTTCCACCTTGATCTGTATGAGCTCACTGACCCGTGCGCCGGTTGCAGCCAGAAAGCGTATTACAAAATACCAAAACAGCTCGTCATCTCGTTTGAGACAGGTTTTGAAATACTCGTAATCGGCCTCGCTGATGACATTTTCCAGAAAGGCCTTCTGCTGCACTCGCACAAACGGCATTTTCCAGCTCTCTTTGCCAATGCTCTCCAAATAGCAGTTGATTGCCCTCAGACGCAGATTGACGGTCTTGGGCTTGTAGTTCTCTATCAACCACACCTTGTACGCCCGCAGGTTCTTTTTTGTGATACCGTCGTACTGCGAGCTGTATTGCCGAATGGCAAAGAGGTACGAGGATATCGTGTTTTCCGAGAGATTTGTGCCTCTCAAGTGTCTTTCGAATTCTTCTATCATAGTGAAAGACCTCCTTTCACTATGATATTATACCGTGTTCCTTTTACAGCCCTTTGACCAGCGGGAGTAATTCCTCGATCCGTTGAACGATGCGGTGCTGTTCGGCAAGCGGAGGTAGCGGCATTAAAGTCGTCACAATTTTCTCTTTCGAGATATTCGGTTGTGCTCCTCCTTCGCCACGCTTGATAAACGCTGTCCGCTGTGACATCAAAAAGTAAAACAGGAATAGCGTTTCAACCCCATACACAGGCTTGCACGCACAACACGCCTGATTTGTGGTTGCTGAGTAAGTTAAAATTCCAAGTTTGCCTATGGTAGCACCGTACATTGCCATAAGCACTGATCCCGATTCATTTAACCGTACTGAGGTTTTTTCAAGAGCCAATTGGCTGATTCCCTCTGGAATGTCAGTTATATAGGAGTCTGTTAAATCACCGGTTTTTAACCACGGAATACTACCATCGTAATACTCCGGGTGTGTTCGGCTGGGAGTTGCACCAGACCCCCAATCGCCAATATTACCAAGCCGCGCCCACGCCCAAGATTCCGGGATCTCAAAGGGCAGTTCATCGTCGATACAGCGCTCCACACCGTCCAACTTCTCATAATGAGAATAACGGGTTG